GATGTTCCACTGGTTCCACTGAATCCTGATGTTCCACTGGTCCCACTGGTCCCACCACCAAAACTAGCACTCACCCAAGTTCCAACACCATTTGCATCGGACATAAGAACGAATCCTGCCGCTTGATTGGTGTCGGTATATTGAAAACTTCCACTTCCATTGAATATTTGTAGTGCGGACCATACTTGAAATATATTCGTAGCAGCAAGTGTGTAAATTGATGCAGACGGAAATGTTGCAGTAGATGAACCACTGCCTATAAGAATGATATTAGTGTTCGAACTTGATATGGTCAATGTAGAGCCACTCGGAGTTCCGATGAATGTAATGTCCGACCCAGACACATTAAGGCGTCTCTCTATCGTTCCACCACCGATTGTATATCCGTCTGGATTTGGAGTTATATCAAGATTTACAACACTTTGTTTCATATGGTTTCTCTTAGTTCATAAATTGAATTTTGGTTATTCCTATCATCTGCGTTACACCTATGATCGTCGGACTTGTTATTGTCGGGTTGATGGTCACTTCATTGAACTTCACAGAAAATAACGATTGAGAATTTGGTTGTGAAAATAAAATCGCAATACCATCCGAATCAAGTTCTGTTGCGTTCCAATAACTCGTACCAATGCTCGATGAACCAATATTGCTTAAGAAACTCGCAGAATATGTTCCTGGATAAAGTTGAATCTTCCTATAAAAGACGGAGGCTCCATCGTATCCAACAACACCAAATGTATTTCTGATTGTATCTAATGGTACGAGCATACAATCATAATAAGAGTTTGGTGTTGAGATGACATTAACTTCATTACCTATTGGTGAAAATGTATCGCCTGATCCCGTTCTCTGTAAGAAATTCAACCATATTCCTGAAGACCCTATTGTTGGACTTCCTGATGGTTCTGCGACACAAATCAAATTGTCATTGAACGCATACAATCCAACGATGTTGGTTTGTGAAGATAGTGTTCGTACCGGATTCCACAATCGAAATGCAGGACCTGTTCCAACAACATTTGTTGATGCAGTATAATTCACTATGTATGTTTGGCAGTGCGGTTCGTAATTACCCAATTCAACCGCTAAAAATGCGTCAGATTCAAGTCCTAACGTTTGGTATCTGTTATATGCGTCTACGGATGCGGATGGTTGATGAGATGCAGGTGCTAATACATTGATACTACTCGTCGTATCACAAATATATACAGTCGGTCCTGCAGGGTACATAAATCCAAATCCACCAATTCTACCAGTGGAATCAATCAATGTCCACCCGTCCCAATCGGAATAACCGGTAAAGCAATTCGTCGAAGTGTCACTAATAAATCGAACGGTGTTTGTACTCTCTGTGACTTCGTACATTATCAATCCCGGCTTGCCAATATTTGCGTCTACATAACTCGCTACATAACGACTACCACTTGTAGGAAATGTTTGAACGTATGTACCTGAATTATTTCTAAAGTTATATGAACTTGACTCGGACGCACCAAATGTAAACCCATTTGGCGTACCATCCCATATAGCAATTCTGGCCATCAGATCATACGTGTTTTGGTTATTGTATGCAATTACGAATTTACCAGGAACACCAATGGACGATACACCAGGCCTAATATCTTGAGCGCCAGTTACCTCAGGTGCAAACGATAAAATCGAACCTATTGTTGGAATTGCCATACTTCACTCCTTACATCATTGTCAAATTACCAACCGATGATAAAACATTGAACTCCGTGTTTGCAATCACACACACCAATCTCACACTATCTCTTGTAAGTGAGGACGATACATACAATGATGCCGTCGCGTTACCAAAGAATATCTTCTGTCCGGCAGATGGATGTATTCCCCACGCACCTGATTGTCCAGCAACTTCAAATAGAGAACCTGTTACGCACGATGCAGGTAGTGCAAATTGAACATTGTTTGTACTCACAATGTATCCGGTGTTTATGGACATTGTTGTATTTGTGGTCATTGTTGTCCACGTCATTCCCGTGCTACTACTTCCACTAGAACTACCACTCGCTGCGGCCCAATGCGCGTTTCCACTTCCATCCGATGTGAGAATAAACCCACTCTGTTGAGTTCCGTCAACGAATTGGAATACTGGCGCATATCCACCTGACCCAGAAATCTGCAACTTCAATATCTTACTGATACTTCCCGGATTGTATGAATACAACGGGCCTTGAATTATAATTGCGCCTGCGTCTCCATTGAGAAATCCTACCCCACCACCTAAAATATGAACATATGGTGTATGACCACTGACTGATGAATCAGCAAATACCCATCCACGGTTCTTTAGATTTGGGAATGTGCTACCACCACCTATTCGTCCATAGAAGTTGTAGTCTGTACTTCCACTATCTCCAAATGGTGTTGCAACTTCTCCACCACGACCATCGGTATTTGATGATGCATCCCAATAGTGAACCATATAGTAATCTGTCGCGAATGGATATGCTGCAGCTGCATATATACCACCAATCACACCACTAGTTCCGCCCAATTGTATACTTGTAATCGTACTTGCTGGTAGTGATGCTGATATTTGTACATCGAGAACAGATGCACTAATAGTATTAAGTGCAATCATACCACTTGACGCACCAATCTTCACGAACGATGTTGGGCCATTGAATACATAGAGTCCTAATTGACCCACATCAGTAAAGTTTTCGTATCTCTTAAGAGACACACCGTCTATTCTAATTGAAGCATAATCAACTGGAAATGACTGTACTACAAATTCTACTTTAAGAGAGCCTGTATTAACTGTTGTATACTGAACTTGCCTATATATCCAAGTATTTGTGGACTGAACCACGTCCGTCTGATGTAACACATATCCGACACTTGACGACTGATACCACTTAACTAAGAATTGCCAGTTACTAAAGAACGCTCCAATGCTTATATCCCAAAAACCTAGTGTAAATTGGTTTCCAATAGTCGGTGTTATCCACGTGAGTGCTTGTGATGCACTGTGTGGGCCAGCAAACCAACCTGAACCAAACTGCAATGCCCACGGAGTCGAAAATCCTGGTGACGCAGGTGGAATACTACCTACGCTTCTATCTGCAAATCCTGTTTCAAATGACCAACTTGTACTTCCACTTTGGAACCACGAATCATAAATACGTTCTGTACTTTGATACTTTGTGTAGTCTCGGAATCCATCTGACCCTGTAACATTATCCGGCGTTAATCCAAAGAACACACGATCAACCAAATCCTTATCACGCGCAATGATATATCCTTGACCACTACCACTCAACGAAAGGTTCCCGGCTGGATACGAAACAAGTTCTTCTGGTAGAATTTTCCATCCACCGATTGTTCCTGACGATGCGTTGATTGACCCAGTGATTGAGAGGATTCCTGATACCGTATCAAAGTGAAGTGAACCACTTGGGCCCCACAACTCAATACCGACACCTGAATAGTTGTCACCACTTCCCGGAAGGATGGATCCTGACCAAATCATAAATCCAGGTTTGTCATACTTACTTGCGCTATACCAACCTTCATATCCCACGGAACGCATAAGAGAACCGATACCAACTTGTCCCGCTGGACCAGGTGCGGAGTCTGCACTCAATTCAATACCACCACTTGCAATGACTTGATTTGCATATCGTCCTACGTGACTTGCAATCCACAAAGAACCACTGAGGACATTCCTAGTACCATTCATATAGGTTGACTGCCCTTGGAACGCCTGGGACACGCCTACACCATTGCCTATGTTGAATAGACTAAATCCTGGAAATCCATTACCAAGTAGACCGCCAATGGGATTGGTGTCTTTGAATAGTATACCTAAAGTTGTGTCGCGAAACAATGGAGGCCCATTCGGTGATGTACCTTGCGGTATAATCACTTCTTGTCCAAGTTTGTTGTAATACTTGGTGAGGAAGTTGAGATTGTCGCCCTCTTGTTCTGTCTCAATCGGAATCACAAATGTGAATCTATTTGGATTGAATCCATCTTCGTGTGGATACTGCAATGACACTTCGGAGATCACCCAATCTCCACCACGGATTGCGAACTGAATACTGCCCGTCCCATCATTGTCTACGGTGAATGGGACTGAAATCTGTCCATACATACCGTTGATTACATTCGTCTTAAGGTCGTTAAATGTCGCGAGTAACTTACCAAACTGTGACTTGTATGATGGTGAACCAGGCGTCTGTCCACTGAATATTGTTTGCCATTGCAATGATCCTTGTTGTGCTGCAAACACGGCATTTGGTGCTGGTTTGAACGCAGAACCGCTTGCATATACGTCTAATGCACCGTGATTTGTCCTACTTGCAAGTTTGAAATTGAGAACAAGTTGTTCTCCCGCTGTCATTATAGACGATGAAAGAGGCGCGAAGAAGTTGACAACATAACCACTCACCGTATCTGCGTTACTCAAGAGTTCAATACCGTCCAGCAACATATCGGAGTTGAAACTCATCGTCGGTGCATATGTTGAAACTGCGTTACCCTTGAAATCAAAACTAGAAGTCGTCCAATAGTTCTTGAACGTTTGTAGTCCAGCGAACACTCCATAGAACTGAGCGTCGGGTGTAGTGTACGGATCATACAACAATTCCGTCACGTCCATATTCTTTTCAGTGACCAACTTCCAATCGCCTACACTACCGTCACTCTTCTTGAATACTTTCACGCGGTAGACATATCCACTGAATGTATCCAACCCAGTAATATCGAACTTCGCAAAGGACTTAAAGTTTGGAGAAGTCGTATACGAAGGTGCAGAGTTGTACGACATTGTGAACGGACTAGATACAAATGCCGAAACCAATCCACGTTTCTTCTGTGCGTCTGTATCCATTGACGAGAACTGATGATAGGACGCGGTGTAAATATCCGAAACGGTAGCTTGTCCACTGTTCACCACGGATGAAATGTATGTGGTGAATGGTCCTAACTTACCACCATATGAGAAGAAGTAGGACGCATCAGGCACATTTGGTGATGGGAAGTTAATCACACCACCAACCATATCCCTAGTGAACTGAAAACCACCATCTGCAAATATATTTGCATATTGCCCACCAGCTTGGTAATGCATACTTCCACTTAATGTCACTATCTTGCTTGCTGCATAGACTTGACTTAAATACGTCTGTTGAATCTCTGTTACTGCGACTTGCGGTGTCTCATAAAAAATCGTTCGTGAAGAGTTTGGTTGGTTCTTGTCCAACATAATCTTCTTCGACCATCGAACATTATAGACACCTTGCCAGTCAGGTGGAATTGTTGCTGTTTGTACACTAGAATCAAGTGGAGAGACTATCTTTTCGGCCTCACCAACGATGATGAGTTCACCAAATCCAACGGGCGTATCACCATAAATAGCGATGGAAATAAGTAACGATGTTGCTCCTGGGTCTATATATCCACTTGCAAATTGTGGAATAAAGGGATCACTAGGAATCTCAACATAAACTGGATTTCCATTACAATCTTTCAATTGAATCTTAACGTTCGAAGATTTCTTGAGAAGAGCCTCAGGCGGGTCTATGGAGAAGGCAGTCTTTCCAACAGGCAAAACTTCAGGTAAATTGGTGATGTTGAAGTACGTACTTGATGGGTTCGTATCTTCAATCAACACCGAAATGTTTTCGAGGCCGTAGTCTGTTCCGCGATTCTCTATCAATGCAATTCTCCGTAGTAGTCACTTCCCCGTGGGGGCAAAAATAAATATCGCCCAGCTATAAATTCAGATGGACGAAAACTACTGATACCTACTATTTATAGTAGACATATAGGAGCAAAAACGATGGAAACGGAATATAAGACAGTGCAGGTGCCAAAAGAGGACTACGAATTACTCAAGGAATACTGCGAATTTCACGATTTGAAGATGGGTAGGTTTGTCGGTAAGTTGATTCGGTCGAATTGTCCGGCACCGAAAACTGCGAAGGGAAATATATTGAGAGTGGAGAAATAAAAAAGGACACCAGTTACGGTGTCCTAATACTACGTTTTTTAGAAAGTGAACTTACAAAAAATCGTGCTAGTGGGACTATCCCACTTGAATACAAGAGAAACCTTCAGCGTCCTTTGTTACTTCAACCGCAGTATCTACCATATCCTTTAATGCATCAAGGTGAGATATAACAAGTATGAAATCAAACTTGGTTCGGAGGAAATCAAACAATAGATAAATGTTATTGACGTTCTCAGCATCTAACACACCAAAACCTTCATCAATTGCCAAGAAATTTGGACGTGGTAGACTAGAGACATTCAACAACGCAACACGAATTGCAATGGATGCAATGAAACGTTCCATACCGCTTGTGAGTTCTAATGGCCAGAAGTTGCTATCGTCATATGCAATGAACGTGTTGATGTTCTTACCGTCAAGATTCCATACGATTGAGAAGTCCGCGACTTGCGTAAGTATGTTATTGACTTCTTGTTCAATCTCCGGGATTGTCCGTGTGATAAGGTCATATGGAACACCATCTCTCTTTACGGCGTCAAGATAGTATTCATATGCAGAGTACTCTTCCTCTAGTTCTTTCGCACGTTTCATCTCTTCGTTGATTTTCTTGATGGTTGCTTCTGCAACACTTCTCTTACTATGAATCTTCTGCAACTTCGTGTCGAGAGTGTCAATCTTCGTAATGAGTTCTTCCAACTTATCGCGAAGTTTGTCAATCTCCACTTCAGTCAATTTGTTTTTTTCAACCGCACCCTTCATCTCATTGTGTCGCGCAATCTTCCCTTCTACGGACTTGAGTTCAGTCTGCGCGGTCTGCACTTGACTCTCCTTTTCTGATGCGTCGGCATTGATTCCCAATTGTGTTCTTTGAATCTTGTCAATGAACTTCGTGACTTCACTCCACGCATCATACAAGTCTCTGTATTGTGCAAGAGCGTCCACATCTGCGGCAAGTGCAATGAATTTATCGACCAGTGCTTCTGCAACGGTCTTGTCGTTCTCTAGTTCTTTCTGCGTCTGTATTGCATCCTTAACAAAGATGTTGTTCATACAATACTTGCAGTTCGGGTCATATTCGTGTTTCTTTAGGTGCTCTAACTTCTCAAGTTTACTCTTGATTTGTACCTTCAAAAGTTCAATATCTTGATTCACTGAATCGCGTTCTGCCTCTTTCATCTCAAGCATTTCATACTGATTCGTTATCTCTTCTTCATCATACTTCGACAACTCCTCAGTAAGACGTGCGTGTTCCTCTTTGTTCTGATTCGTCTGCTGATAGAGGACTTGTAATTCTTCCGTCAATCGTTCAATTCTCCTCTTTTCAACTGCACAATCAAGATTCAAGGCGTCAATATCCAAAATAGACGAATCAATCGGTATCAGTTCCTTTGTAAGTTCAACGATGTTTGAATTGAGAATGTCACGTTGTTTTGAGATGGTCTTTTTCTCTTCATTGTACTCATTGAACAAACGTTTGTTTGTATCTCGATCTGTCTCTGCTTTTGCAAGGTCTATGGCAAAGTCTTTCTTCTGAAACTCCTTGAGAACCGCAAGAACGTCTGCAATCTCTTTGGAACCTAACTTGAAAAGTTCTTCGAGAGTATCCAAACCTAAGAATCTGGAGAGAAGGTCTTTACGGTCTGACTGACCCATATCAATGAACGTCGCACTCGTACTACCTTGCACACTCAAAGCAGTCAACACAAAATCATCGTAGGTTCCAATGTAGGAACGAATCACATCATCCGTACTTCGTCGTTCTTCTGCATTGAGTGGATGTTCTACACCGTTTTCTTCGGTTGAAAAGTCCACGTCTACTTTAATCTGGCCTGTATACTTACGTTTGGTTGCAATGCGTTCAATCTTATATGGTTTCCCATCAATACTGAATGGGAGTTTACACTTGAAATCTTCCTTTTTATTGTTCAAGATTTGAGATGCCTTGAACGCACGTGAAGATTTATCAAATGCACAGAATGAAAGTGAATCTAAAATTGCAGACTTTCCTGTTGCATTAGGTGCGAAGATGCCTACCGTTCCGCTCAATGTACTGAAATCAATCCAATTGTTCTCTCCGAATGAGAACATATTCTCCCATTCAAATCTACCCACTTTATATCGGATTGCGCCTGGGTAGTCTCTCTGTTCCAACTTACCATTGAGAAGAGCATTGATTGTCTTGATTCTCGTAATCATCTCACCATCGAGAACATAATTCCTATTGAGATATTCCACGATAAGATCGTTCTGAATGTTGACGTTTCGAATGTCAATGTTTGATGCTGCTGCTTGCATACCTTGTATGCCTGCTGAACCATCCATACGAAGTATTGCAATTTCTTGTACCTTCGATACTTTACGAATGTCCGTGACTATACGTTTGACCGTTGCTAGGTCTGTGTTCTTTGTACGGACGCGCAGACGCGCTTTTGCTGGTATGTCAGAATAGTCGGTAGGTACACTATCTTGAATGTCTACTGTATAGTATCCATAGTCATTCACAACCTTGTGAAATTCTGCCTTACACGTTTCAACATTCCACGTAAGGTATCCGTGATTCAAATACTCTCCGTGATTCTGTTGCACCAAAGACCCAGCATACCATATCTCTGGATGTTCCTTCGACTTGTCACACTCTTGGAGACATTGCGTCTTGTGAATGTCACCAAGTAGAACCATATCCAAACCATTGAAGAAATCCACACCAATATCACCTGTGGTGAATCGGTGCCCTAAATCGGTTATTGAATTGTTGACGGTTCCGTGATAGATCGCAACCTTGCGGTAGCATTTTTCAGGAGGAATCTTATGATATTCTTTCGGTGGTTCGAACATACCCATAACGGATATGTATATCTTCGGGTCACCTACCCAAAGTTCCTCACTGTTTTTGAAGTAGTAAAGACGCGGATGATTCACACCTTTAACAATCGGATAGAGAGAATCCATTCTCTCCAAGTTGTTCATATTGCAATCGTGATTTCCAAGCATTAGAATGGTAGGACAAATCTCTGCAAGTTCACCTAAGAAATCGTGCGTTAAGTCCACAAGTTCAGGACTCAATTCAGTCTTGGTATGAACCACGTCACCACTGACTACGATGATTGCATTGTCGCGTTCATTGTAAAGTTGCTCATACAACCTATGAAACACTTCACGATATTCTTTGTGTCTCTTGATAAGACGAATTTGAATATCGGAAATGTGATGTATCTTAGTTATCTTGAGCGTAGGTTCTAAATGCTTCATTTCATCCTCATTTTTATTACGTCTGCCATAGTCGCCTGTTTTGTCTCTGTAAGAATCTTTCGCATACCTTCAAACCCTATTGCAGACGGGTCTTTCCCCGGCAAATCCACAAAATAGACGTTCCGTCCCTCACCGATAAAGGTTTCCAAATACTTGATTGAATTCTTTATCGCGTCCCTATCGAGGCAAATGTAAATGTCTGACACTCTATTACGTAGGATTTTCAAATGGAGATCGTCACCTACGGTTTTTCCAAACAACGGTATTGCGTTTATCTTAACCGCAATTGCATCGAACACCCCTTCCACAATCACTATCGGCATATTCCAATTGACGAAACATTCGAATCCGACAATATCCTTAGTCCAATCGGGCAATTGATGTGTATAGGGGTCGTCTTTCATAAATGCACGACATACGAAGAAATTCAATTTTCCCTCTTCATCGTAGGACGGTACAATGACTTTGTTCTTGTACTTTCCTTCATCTGCGTACCCAATGTTATACTTCACCACGTCCATTGCGGTCACACCACGACGCATTAGATAGTGAATTGCGTGCTGGTACATAGGAGAATTTGAAACCTTTGTGAGAGATAGGAACTCCTTCGGTAGTATCTTCACGTCCGCATCATAGGCAGAAACCGTCCCATCGTCAATTGCTGGACGAGACTCGCCTATAATTTCAGTGAGTCTCGCGAACTGTTCCGGCGTAGCGTTGATTTTCTTGAAGAGAGAGAAGAACGACTTACCGCCCATCTTATTGTCCACTTGGCAGACCCAACAATGCCAACCACCCGTCTGTATATTGACTTGTAGTTTTTTCTTGTGGTGTCCGCAAGCGGGACAGAAAAATGCCGCCTCCGTCTGTTTTCGGTACATCTTGTACGTTCCTAAAACTTCCTCAAGGAGTGCAAGAAGTAACAATCGGTCATTTGCCATTACGCAACTCTATCTACGTGAATACGTTTCATAAATTCGAAGAATACTTCCTTAAGAAGATAACAGTCGTCCAATGCATCGTGTTTCTTCAATCGTTGGTATTCTACGCCCAACTTCGTTTTACAGAAGTCAAGTGTGATGGTTTCCCAATCACTCTTCATCACAAAGAGTACCGCGAGAGTTGCATTGTCAAACCAATACTTTGGCAAATCAAGAGCGTCATATCCACCAAACCGCGTAAGAAATGCAGCAACGAATGAACGATCAAATGCGGAGTTATGACAGAAAATCGCGGTGTTTGGTTGTTTGACGAACTTGTAAATGTATTCTGCACCTGTATTTCTGTCAATAGGATAATATCCTTCCTCTTCCCACTTCCCACGGTAATATCCATTGATTTCCGTGATACGTGGTGGAATGTCTTTTGTTGCTTCGAAGAAGTAGTTGATAGACCCTTCGACTTCTTTTGTGTCTAGGTCTACGAGAATCGCAGCGCATTGGATGATTTCATCGTTGACGAAATCTACGCCGGTTGTTTCGGTGTCAAGGAAGATAACTTTTTGGATTTGCATATCCGCCCTTTCTGTATCTGTTGTTTGAGTTTCTCTAGTTCTATAATCGTTTTTTGTGCATCGTCCATTCCGAAAGTCACGTCTCCATTTGGATATACTAACTCCATAAAGTCGGACAGTTTCAGAATCACACGTTCAGGTTCCTGATTTTTCTTGAAAATCAAAAGGGGGATTCGTCCCTCTTCTGTATTCGATTCGCATTGTTCAATTGCATCTGTGAGTTTTACTCCGAGCAACTGTTCTTGATTTTTGCACTCAATATCATATGTAATGAGATTCTTTGCAGACGGACTGAATATAACGTCTGCACCCGCTTGCCCCATTGGTTGTGGTTTTATGTCACCGTCCACTAAAATGTCTTTGAAGAGATTACGGAGTTTGAGAACAACCTTATCTTGTAACCGGCGACCCTTCGCCTTTGCGGATGAAGTACGCATAAATGTACCCTTTAATATAAGAAGAAATGGCGTGAAAGTCAAGTGACTCGATTATGACTCGATTGTGACCCTATTAAATTTGCGAATTTTATTACATATCCCATCGAACTGCAAATGACATAGGAATGTCAAGAGACTTCTTCAATGGTTTTGCAAGTTTTGCAACTGCGACGAGATTGAATTTGTCGTCGTACAATCCTATCGTTGTGATGTATGGACTGAACGATTCGCTTTGAATGAAGTCTTGATATGGATAGTCATACAGTGAAGAGGATGCATCCAACTTCGCCGCGGATGGGTTGAATGTCAAGTTGTATTCACTTGGAACGATATTCAAGAGAACGTTGTTTTCGTTTATCGTCACTGTACTCTTGAAGTTTATCGTACTGCCTGACATAAGTGCTTGGTATGAAGGTGAAGTAATGACAATAATACCCAATGGATAGAACGCATTGCCGACAAAACTTGTACCATCATAAAGATTTCCTAGACCATCATCTGCGACCGATGCGGAACCCGCGGTGATGGTAATTGAGCCTGGTCTGATGCCTTCACCGATATATTCATTGTCTATTGAGACAACTACTGCGTTACTTCCCAATGATTGTGTTGCAGTAGATGGTGCAAATGTATTGTAGAGACCTGTTCGATAGAATAGATGGAAGATTGAATCCCACAATGTATTCGCAACTGAATAGGATAATGTACTACGAAAGTCCGGGTCTGTACTTTTAGTTGCAGAATTTATTGAGGCAGAGAACTCCCCACTCACCCAATTCTTATAAACTTGGAATGTGTTTACCGTATATTCATCTACCGCTTTGAAAATGTATTCGATTCCCATAGACCTATTCCTAACGAAACGGGGACTCCCTACGTTTTAGACCCGCAAGAAATCCCCGTGTAAATTGACCGCCTCTTTAGAAGTCTAGTTTGACTCGGATAAGCGCTTCATTGGTGAACGTTTTCTTCAATGGTTGACTCAATTTTGCTACCGCGAGAAGTTCATTCTGTGCATCGTACAATCCAATCGTGGTCATATAGACCGTTGGATTATTGAGCATCTGTGACCATAACAAGTCACCAAGAGAACCCGTCACGAATGATGGATTATTGGAGAAGTTGTCCGCCGCACTCTTCACACGTACAAAGTAGTGTGTTGAAGAAATCTCTTCCTCTCGTCTTGCAACGAATCCACTTCCAGCACTCATTGCACCACTAATTGCGGTGAATACAGTTGAAACAACTATATTATTAGTGCCACTTCCGGTACTACCTGATATGTTTATTGACGCCGAGTTGTAGAGAACATTCGTGTCGAAAATCAATATACCCATATCTGGATAAATAAGACCATAGACTTCTCCCTTTGTACTCGCACCACCAGCAATCGTACCACTAATGATGTTGAACACACGTCCACTATGTCCAACATTCGGACTCAATGCCTGGCCACTATCATCTGTTACAGTATACAATTTTCCATTACTTCCACTGAAACCTAACTGCCAATTTCCTGGATCAATGGATTGACGGTATCTTGCGTTCTCTACACTTATAGCCACAATGCTACTTACATTGATTCCGTTCAATGTGAATTGACTATCGGATGGGTCTAGAAGAAGGTTCTTAAATTGTCCATAAATTGCAGCAGATGGGCCTCCAACTGGTGCAACCGCTGGTTGAGAACCACTTCCTTCTTGATTTCCGTATGCGATAGCAAATTGAACTTCCGGCACAGGTGCAACGGAGTTAGATACTACATTGAGGACATTCAAGTAGTACTGTCCCGAACTTGCGGATTGGATATAATCCAAAAACGATTGAGACAATGTGCCTGTATCGCCAGACCATAGACCCGCTGAGATTTTCTGTCTATCGGATACTATATCTTCCGTAGGGTCGAATTGAAAAAATATTTGACCATTCTGAATAGCCATTTTCTAACTCCTTCTAGTATGCTGTTATGCTGTATGTGGTTACATTGATTGATGCAGAACCACCAGTTTCATTTCCAATTATTGTCAATGTCGTGTTGATACTCTGCGGGCCACCCGCACTATTCGGTGATACCGTCTTTGCGACAAGTTGGAATACCAAACCTGTTGCGAACACACTCTTTGCAACTTCTGTATCTCCCAAGAAGATTCCTGTTCCAGCTCCCGTTACTAAAGCTTCCGCACTATTCTGAAGTTGTGCAATCAACCTTGTGACAAACGACGTGTCTTGATGCATAGATGCGAGTGTCGCTTGTATCGCTTTAAGACTCTGAATGTTCGATTCCATATTGGTAAATGTTCCGCCCGCCTGTGTTCCAGGCGCTGCAGTTATGACATTCAAAAATGCAGCATCTGAGTTGTGAAGAATTGCGGTGTATCCAAGTTGGCTATTCAAGTTTGCGAGAGGTGTTCCTTGTGGTGCGGTCTGAACAGTATTTGGTGAAATCGTTACTGACTGTCCCTGTTGGAACTGAACATCTCCCGTATTTATTGTGACGATAGGAATACGAACTGTCGCCTTATCGAGAGACACCAATTTGTATCTCATACTTTGCGTCTCATCCGCAACTGGTTCTAATACAGGCATCTGTTCTATTGCTTGCCCATAGTAATTTGAACCAAGTGGATGTTCCGGATTCCAAAGATTGTAGTCAACTTCATCGTCCGCAAGTGCGAACTGCGTGATGTTGAAATTCTGTTGTCCAGATGCAAGGATTTGACGGCCCTTCTTTGTGAGAATAGCGTCAACGGTTATTGTACGATTATCTAGGTATCCCATTTCAAAGTCTCCGGGGTTGTTTGTCTGTCGGTAACATTTATCAGATTGTTACCTATAAATATGCGTTCATTGAAAAATTACGTCACTTTTAGTCGCGGTTTATCCGCACCATTGTCAACAACTACAAGGGTATTTGGTGATGCTACGATAGATTCAAACGGTAGTCCCTTGTCAGGTGTAGTATCAATTGTCTGCAAGCATCCATTGTAAAGAAGATTCTCCACGGACGTATTCCTGTCTCTATGGAAAATATAGTGACTTGGACTGTATGACACAATGCTTCCTGTCGGTGGATTTGGTTCTCTTGACGACGAATCGTTCCAGAAGTCGTCTATTGGTGGAACAAGAGACGTAGTTGCAGACCACGTGAATGAACCCGTTATCAAATACAATACACCACCAATGACTTCCATATCGAGAGTATCATAGGTATAGAGACTGCTACTACCATTTGTTATTTCAAGCATCGTACCTAATGGCAAAATATCAGACAATATTGATGGAACCATTCCTGGAAGTGACACACTTAGAGGAAGGATAGTACTCGTCAAATCATACTGTCCGAAAATGTCTATACTTGAGGAGTGTGTAAGGTTCTCCGCAGTTGGTGGTTGGACAAGAACTACTTTGTTCCTTTCCAACATATGTTGTTCGAACAAGAATCCCACGTTTGCACTTACACGTGCAGGCAACATATTGCGAATGACATTGTAGAGAGACTTGTCAAAGTATGACAATGCTTGCAAGTAAGTGTAGATATTCGGAACTGTATCATACTTTGACCAATAGAACTGATTGACTCTATCCAAATCTGGATAATGGTCATTGAACACGTCCGACGGATTTCCAATCAAATCGTCGAACGTCACACTTCCAGCAAATGAACGGATTATATCTTCGTTGATTATTTCTGTCGGAGAGAGAAATACTCCAACTTTGTTTGAGTCCAAAGGCGATGTATCGAACCTACTGACTGTCACTCTTTTTGTCGGTGATAGATTTCCGTCCATCGAAACGTTGGGGTCAATCCTTACCTTATTCGATACCATCCTACGGAACGCGATGTCCGGCGAGAGATAGTAATTCGTTTCTTGTTGAGTCACGAAACTTGCAGTTGGTGAACCTGTCCAAGAACCTGTTGTAGAGAAAATCTGACTTGGATTTGAATCAAGAATTACACCTGACCCTGTGAAATATGTAGGTTCATTGAATCTCCATCTCAATACCAAATTATTGAACGCAGAATCATATGTGTTTCCATTATATGCAAGAGGCGCAGTTACGTGATTATCCCAAACTGATTCACTCAACGCAGTATTCCATAGACGGAACTCTTGCATCTGTCCAATGAAATTGTTTCCAAGAGAGAATCCGGTTGACGCACCCCACACATTACCGACCGCTGGTGAGGACGAAGAAAGAACAAAAGATGATGTGGACGAATAGATTATTCTTCCATTCACCGATTGTTTTATGTCCATCGAACACGTACCATTTGATGCACTCGTAAACAAGACAGACCAATATCCACCATTGTAAATTGGTAGGTCTGCTGAGATAACTTGTTGACTTCCACCTGAACCCGTAATACTGAACACAAGGTATCCACTTGCGGTGACAATTTGATTTTGTATATCATCATCTGCCGGAATAATTCCTATTGTAGGCACATCGTTAATCTCAAGTATCTTTCTGAAATCGTGCCTAGTATAGATGTGTGTAGGACTTGGTACATTTGGTGTAATTGATACTGAGAAATTGTTTGTTGCGACCGAACCAAGTTTGTATCCTTCAAAAATTATCCTAGGCGTATCACGGTACAATGGAGATACATTGAATCTGAACTCCATTGATTGCGGTGTGAGTGCGTTCCATAGAGATGAAGTGACGTTATGTATTCCGTCAAACTTGAACGCATAGGTGAACTCGTCTGACACATATTCTGAATCTTCGAACGATGCAGTTGCTTCAGGTCCACCGTACTCTTTGATGCGGAGTAATGTCGGTGGTATTCCATAAGTTGTGAGTAATGCTCGAAGTCCGCGTACTGTTCCCTTTGATTTTAGTAAGTATGAAAGATTGTTGAAGATACGTTTCCATATTTCCTTCGATGCATCATTGGATGATAATTGGAACGTCTTATTATTTCCGTAACTACCCGTAGCGTCTGTTCCAAACGCATACTTCCATAATGAATCTGTATCACCGCCGTTGGTAAGTTCTGTTCCGAAACTACGCAAGGTTTCCCATATTACGTCCTTTGCGGCACCTTTATCCAATGGGTGTTGAATGTCATATCGTTGCGTCATACCTTTGATCGAAGTCCACAACGTATCGTAATGTTCACCAATCATTTCCACAAATGTTAGATATGCTTGGTTGTTGTCCTCATCCTCACGAATATGGAACGGTACTGTTCTCAGTAGACTATGAGGATTGAGACTGTCATAATCTTGTGAGGCTTGGACTTGATTATTGAACCACAATTGTCCTTGTGAAGAAGTGACAGAGTATAGAATATATGGGTATGTTGAATTGCTCTTCGGCCACGTGGACTGTGTTACTTGTCCATATCCCAATGAACTAGAAAATGTTGAACCACTCTCAAAGTACAAAAAGTTTTCGTATCCACTGAATCCATTCTTAACCGTTCTAGACATAAGGTCATATTGCGCGAGACTTTGAGATACTGAAAGAGAACCACTTGCAGCCGAAGCACTAACTTGACCATACTGATTTGCGTACTGTTCCAACAACTGTAATTTATACGTGAAGTTCCTCACCATCTCTTCTGCTGAACCAAAGTGAACGAAGTTGTTGTAATCAGTATAGTCGATATTCACCGTGACTTCGGAGTTGCTCGAACTCAAGTAATGGTCAAGAACATTCTTTGACGTTACGGGATTTGTCGATAGAAGGTCATTCCACGATTTCAATGCAATTCCAGCACTGTACGTGTTGTGTATATCTACATTGGTGTTCGCTCCCTTCATCGTATAGAGTGGTACTTCCGCAATAGGCTCATTGACTATCGAGACAAGTACTTCCACCGGTCGCGCAACTTCAAACAATGGCGTGACCGTATCCTTTGTCGCAATGGTATCTGGTAAAGGTTCATAGAGTTTGAAGAGAAGTGCCTGACCGCTTACCGTTTGATTTGTCACTAGAGAGAATACATTCTGTCCGTGATCGAGAACGAATGAACCAGGAGTGTATCCTTTCGATGGATCGTTCGGGTCAACCAATTCAAGTAGTGAACGTTTCGCGTCAAGTTTTGCCTTCGTGATGATATTTGCATCACCTACAATTCCATTCGTAGGCGTAACGATACGTAGTTCTGTTCGACTTGTAGAAATGTCTTGAATATACCAAGCGAGTGGCACACTGGATGCACCGTCAAATGCAAGATAGTACGTCAAGAAATTGTACACCACATTGTACGTACCACTCATAAGTCCAGCTTGAAGTAGGTTATCCGCCGGGTCTGTCGTAAAACTAGTGATTCCATTGACGAAATTCAACGTATACGGAGAGGATGAAAGATTGTGCTTCATATCATAAACGGACGTGATGTAATTGTCGTCCGTATCATAGACGTGGAAATCCACTCTGTCAAACGGCGAATCCCCGAACTTCACAAAGACCAATTCGGGATTAACAATTTTTGCGTCCTTTGATTCTATTCTAGAACCTGATATGTTTACTTTGAACTCACTCATTAGGCATTACTCACATTAACGATTAGTTGCACATAATCACCTGAAGGAACGTTTGTAAAGGTATATGTTCCTTGACCAACTGATTTACCTGTAATCTGATATGTTACTGGTCCAGGCGGACTCTTCACATCACTGATTGCTTGTATGGTTGCATTTGTTGGACCAGATACCTTGTACACACCATTTACACCACCAGATACTACCACGGTATCAGTAGTACCTATACTCACCGTCAATTTAGTTGTAGATATTGACAATGGTGTTGGTGCTGCAATCGGTGTAAGTTTCACTGCTTGTACTTCCACACTGAATATCGCTTGTAATCCGTTCACGTCCGTAACAGTTATTGCGTGATTCTCTGTCGCACTTATTGTTGATTTTGGTATGACAAAGAAATGAAGTGTTCCATCCGGTGCAGGATTCTTAAACCCATTTCTCACAATATCGAAATCGTCCGCAAAAATATCATTCGGGCCAGAACCTATGTTCGGGTCGGGTATCACTCTAAATGGAGAACCATTTGCTTGCGTAGTTGGTGATACGACAACTTCTATCTGATGAGGCAAAGCAGCAAACTGTTTGTTGATTGATGTCGTCTCTGGATCTTCAGGTCCAAACCCATCAAAACTTGCAGGGTCGAGTACATACATTAGAATGTTATTGTTCTGAATATTTGTTATCAATGTCTGCGCTCCACCTATAACGCTTTTTGTTGGGAACTCAAAGAACACTGTATCCGACAATCCTAGACCCGTCGTTGGGTCGTTATTCACAATTGAGAAATACGCATAGTTTCCACCAAACCTAACATTCGTATACACAGTATGTTTCGGTGATGGTGTCATAGGACTTATTGTAAACACGTTTTGGAACTCTGCCGGTACATCGAATGTATAGTTAGAACTTCCACATACGACAAGTTGTACAGTCACGCCTGGGACAATCAATGGATTCGAAACAGTAGAGAACAAGTCCGGTTCTGAGTGGAATCCAACATCTGTACTAGTCAATTTACTTATTGTAAGCGTAAGTTGTCCAATTTGTGCGGTCAATGTTGCGATTTTTGCCTGTAATATTGCGTTCTGATTCGTAAGGTCCGCGTTCGATGTTAGGATTGATATGATGTAATCAAACAATCGTTTGAACTTGTCATTGAGACTTGGAATCAATGTAAGTGCATCAGCGACAAGAAATGAGAGCGAACTCGAATCACCGTTTGCGACCACAACGAAATTATTCAATTGGGAAATTTGTGATACAAGTGTGTTCAAATGTTCTGTCAACCCAGTAAGGTCTGCACCAGATGGTTGGTTAATTGCGACTCCTATACTCTGTACCGTAGCAAGTATATCGTTAAACAATGAATCGCCCACAGATACAATTAAGTCCGCACTACCGACAGGAATTGTACTCTTCAAATCTTGATATAGAGTAAAGAACTCTTGCACACCAATTCCTTCTATGGACGACACAAGTTCTGTGAATGAATTGTCATTCAAATTGTAGAACTTCTGACGGTCATACAAGTCACCTTCAAGAGTCGTCAATGGTGGCGCAGGAACTTGCAACGCCGAACCAGCTGCACTTGCAGTATATTGTTCAGGGATGGGTGGCATATTATCCTCTTATCACTCTGAAAATCAAATCACTATCGTGAGTTCTCACCATACCACCGATTTGTGTTTGGAACATAAACTTGTAGATGCGTCCAACAAACAACGTTCCGAAATTGAATGTGAAGAAGTTACCACTTCCATCTGCACTCAACTTCGTAAACTTCGTATCGAACGGTATTATGTATTCACCACTGTATGCGTCTTTAACGGCGTAATACGATGAACTCGGTAGGTATTCGAAGTCTGCATATTGAGATGCCGAGACTACAAACGTTTTCAATGGGAATCTTTGTCGAGCAATCACCCTTACCGTTGAAATCTCCGTAGAATGGTATACCGGACGCAAGGCCTTGACATATACGGACGTATCTTCCGCTGTGAGTGTTCCACTGACGGGTATCGAACCAGACCACGTAGAATCGTCATATGCGAGAACTAGACGTGGTTTGTAGATCGTGTTGGTATCCTTACCAAAGAACTTCAAATCACCATAATTGATCGAACTACTTTCCTCTGCGTCCGTGAATTTGATGATAAAACCCTCATTCGGTAATGGAGAAGAACCACTGAACCATTGTTCTACAATAGAACTCACATTTACACAAAGGTCTGCGGTACTATAATTGAAACTCTGCGTTACCACTTGACCACTGCCGGAATACCACGTTCCACCATTCATTGAAGAAGAAACAGAAGAAACCCAATAGTCATTCTCTGTAACTCCGCTCTTGAAATTCCAACTCACACCTTCTGTTGTCTGCGGTGTATCCCATCTTGTACCCAATCCCATTACCCACGACTGACTGACTGGAGAAATCTGTATATCATAACTTGCAGGCATATTGATAGGATTCGTCGCAAATAGTTTCAATGTGAACGCACGACTTCCTGATACACTAGAACCTGTCGGTAATGTGGACAAATCGAATTTCATCAATGCCCTATTTATCGAAAAGGTTCCGTCTACATTCAACAAATCCGCAACGTCAAGTACTTCATTCAATCCGGCGTTCATACTTGCCGAGTTGTTGTACAACGATGCGTCTTTAGATGGATTGATTATGTAAAGCATTAGACTCTCCGTTAGTATACAACTACTTGTCCCTTAATGTCCGAATCCGGGAACTTGACTTCGAAAATCGAGGGGTCAAGAGACGGATACACAACATCATTCATTGTTGCAGATGCAATGTCGTATAGATTTCCTGAATACCCCAATGACGATTTCCAGTTGTTTGTTATCTGCGGTTTTCCAATGATAGATTGAACACCTTGTACCGTAGAAATGACCGTAATCAAGTCCGCAAGAATAATCGGTTGATTGATTTGCCATTGGTCAATCGTGAAGAACTGTTGCACCGCTTGGATTGCACTGAGTAAAACTTGGTTCTTATTGTACTTCGGCAATGCAACGATTTGGAATGTCACTCCGATATTGATAATGAACGCATCCATAATGTTGATTGCGTCTGTAATCATACGATATTGGTCAATGAATACTTTCAAATTACTCTTAGTTGCGTCATTCAATGTCGCAAGATTTCCGTTTATATCCAATCCTAGAACGTACAGATTCATTCCAAGATTGTTTGCAATTCTTGTTCCTACTGGCACACTCGTCCACTGTCCAGGCCCACCATTCGGATCTGGAATGAATATCGGTGTTTGCGGTGCGGTTGTCAACTGCGTATCCGGTAAGATGAACGCCTTCGCAATGTTTCCGAATTTTGCAGGCATTGAAATCGCACGTGTAATATAATCGTCTCTTGTGACCGCACGATTCTGTGCGTTGAAATTTGCCATCGCGTTGAGACGAACTTCATCTGCTGTTTCTGCACCACGACCGCCACTTGCAGGCTTAGGATTCGTTACTGCGATAGATGAAATGACCTGGTTCACCATATTTGCAATTGGTGGATTGTTAGGAAAGTCCACGATCTTTTGGTCAATGATCGTGAGATTATCTTGTTGAACGTTTGTCTCGATTCCACCACCATACATATACTGCACTGTCAATGTTGTATTGTGCGGTATCTGTCCATATGTTTTTGTGAATAAGAAGTTTGCTGGGTCAATCTGTTGTGAGAAATTCACATTACCGTCAGGCAACGTAGACGATAGGAGAGACGTATTAGGTACTATCTCTTCATCTGCACCGTCAGATATACCTGAACCGAATCGCAATTCAGTCTTGTAATCTCCACGGACTCTCACTTCAAACCTACGCGGAACTCTCTTCAATCGCATTAAGTATGGTGTCTCTTCTTTATACACATTCAATTGCGGGTCGAACTGCAATGTATTTAGTACTGCAACCGCAATCGTGTCTTGTGCAAGGTAAGGAACTTCATACCACGTATATCCATCACTATCTGTTACTGACATTATTTCCGTTATGTCTGTTCGGGCTAGAAGAAGTGTCTGAAACTTCACTGGGTCACCAAATGCAAATGTTTCTGTTGCAAGTTGACCGGCAACAACCGGTACTGATTTTTTCAATAGATAGTAGTCAGGACTATTGTTGTTTGGATCAATACTGAATACGGTTGTCGTCACTGAACCTGTCTTTGAAAAATCTACATCATCGGTTGTGAGGAAGAATACATTCGAATTGGTTGCAGAACGAATGACCATTCCTTGACGAATTTTTGCAGCATAATCCCAATCAGGCGCACTTGAAGAACCCAAACCTTTGAAGGGTATCAACTGAAACACATCTATATCATCCGATGCGGGTGTTGTCGTCTTTGGACGGTATCCAAATTGGTATCCAATGTTGTTAATGTTCTGCGTTTCTTCTGCATAAAACATCAATCCTTCTTTGAACTGTTTGTCAATGTAGAACGAAAGAACGTCACCGACGTATGCACTCATTTCTATAAACATCATACCAGGCGAAGTTTCGTTGAAGTCGCGATACGTTGTTGGGGAGTACACTTGTGCGAAGTTCATTAGAGAAGTCCTGAATGAGAAAAAATCCCTATTCAGGAACCTGACTTCTTTGTTATTGGTTGTTGCCATTAAATGTCTCCCTTACTTATGCTCAACTCCATCGTACTCTTTGTTTGCGGATCATTTTTCAATGAGATGGTCATAGCGATATTTACTGCGTTATTTGCATCATCGGAAGTCACCGTCAACGAATCAATACTGATGTACGGCAACCATTGTGCGATACTCTCGCGAATAAGTGAATCCAACTGTATTGAAAGTTCATCACTTGTCGCCATTGGTTCAAAAATTATATTCCAAATTCCACTTCCCAATGAAGGATGCATAATGCGTTCACCAATCATTGTGAGAATGAGATTTTGGATATTCGATTTCGCTTGGTCAATAGTTGTATATGACTGTTTGAAGTAAATCCCACTATTTGATTTCCCAAACGGTAATACCACGCCGATTGCTTGGTCCGAAACAGATTGACTTACCGCAAATTGTTGTGGTATATTTGGTTTGATATATACTTTTGTTGACATTATCCTTGTCCCTGATTAACCTTCTTCATCAGTTTACGGTAGTCTCTTGTCAATGCGCCCTTCACGGCATCCGGTAATGCAGCTGCATTTATTGCCATAGGACGACCTTCAACATCTTTCTCAGGCATCATCATTCCCAATGGTACACCTGATGCTGGATGGTCTTTGTCCACAATCGGCGCAGAACCGCCCATCACTCTATTCATCATTCCTACTGCACGTGCATTTGCTGGTAAATCTGGCCAAGGTTCCATTCCATCTCCATCACCTTCCGTCGGGTATCCGTAGTTTTCCGCAAGCATACCGGCGCCGGCCCCACTACCTTCTTGTGATGGTGGAACTGCACGACCCATTCGCATATCAAGAAGGGTCTGATTCAATGCGTCATTGAGTTTTTCGTCTTTGACAATCTGAATCTTCTCTACTTTTTGGATTCTGCCATTGATAACCTTTTGTCCAGCTCTCGGTGGGAGTTCTCCACGTGCAACCATACTTGATAACTTGGTACTCTCTTTGGATTCGTGTCGTTCTTGTCGTTCTTGTATAACTTCTTTTTCAGGTTGTGTGGATTCCATCTCTGTTAGGAGCATATCCACTTCCTTGCGTGTCTCTTCCTTGATAAGATGAAGTATGACTTTACGTAACGCTGGCGACTTGAATTGTTCTTGTAGTTCTTCCTTAACCAATCCACGAATTATGCCTATTAGTTCAATTTTGTTCATCGGTTCCCCTCAATGTACCTATAAATATGAATAACCCCTTAAAGTGTGAAGTTTTGTTTCGATAGAAGGGTTGACATTTTGTTCCTTAATTGTGATAAACTATTCTGTACCTGCACCATTTGTTGTACGCCGGGACTACCTGATGCTTGAACCGTTGATGATGGGCCGCCACTCGGACTTGTTATGACAAATAGTGTATTGATAGCACTAATGAGATTTCCCATCTGGGTAAGTAAATCTTCCAACCACGTTTTTGTCTTGTCACCCAATATCAAGTGTTCCGTTGCGTTCAGTCCAAGATATATCTTAGAACTGTTCACAAACATTTCTTTGGTAGAATCTATATTGACCGTACCTTCCGTGGACAATCCGATGGACTTGGCGGAGAAAAGGAAAATCTCATTCTTTCTTGCATTGAACGCTATTCTATCCGATGCAATCAAAACTTGGGCACCATCCCACACGGACGGTGCAGTTCCATTGTATGTTTTCTGATTCTTGCTCGATGGTGTAAATGGAATCGTTTGGTCTGTTGTAAGATAGAGTGATGATGGGTCTTTATTTATATCCTCTACATATGGCACATTTCCCTTCGGAACAGTTGCACGTTGACCGTTACGGATTATGATTATCGGTGAACCATTTGCGACACCATTTGCCCACGTTCCATTGAAACGGATATCCAACCCATCCGTATCTTTTGGTACTGAACTTCCAATACGAATCGAATTTCCAGAACGACCTTCATAAATTACATCCCCTTCCATCGGAAGGAGTGATTTGATATTCTTGTTTGGTATAAAATACAGTCCACCATTATTTGCAGCTTGGTCTGGCGCCGCAGTTACATTCGGGTTTCCAAATGAACTTGCATCGTAGTCTGTCGTCGCAACATTTTGATTCACGGTCGTGTCACTCTTCACGATGTTCTGATTGACAAGGTTGAAGAAATTCAGTCGTTGAAAATAGTACAACTGCCCCTGATATTCGGCAACGATCACCACTTCACCAATGAGAGGAAAACTCTTCACGTTGGAATCGAGTGGCTTGGCCTCAGGTAAATTTGCATCTGGTGTGGTTGCAAAACTTATTATGGGACGGACAATTGCATTGCCTATTTTTGTTGAATCACTGTCCGTGAGATTTATGTCCATCACTACAGCCGGTTCCAACTCATAGAACTTGAAGTGTGCAGACGCACCATCACGACCTGACGAATTATTCTGCATTGCAAGTCCAATCTCTCGTCTGCGTGATGCACTTCCCGCTCTATTCAAGTCAACTTCGTAGCTCATTATTCTTCGGTTTCCTCTTCATCTTCATCTTCGGACTCAACTTCTGTTCTCGCTTCTACAAGTTCTCTCGTAGCTGTAACATTGGTTTCCAACTGTTTGATTGCTCTGTCTTGCCCATTTGTGAGTTTCCTGACTTCCTCTTCTGCGGTTGCAAGAAGTTTCTGTTTCTCTGATTCACTAAGGACACCACTATCTCCTCCACCAATGATTTTTTCGGCTGCATACAACTTCTCCACGATGGCTGCGAGACGGACAAGGTGTGAATCATTCTTCACCGACACGTCTAGGTATTCCTTTATGAGAGGAACAATGACAGCTGCATCGCCGGAGTTTTTGACCAATGGTCGTAGGGTATCTATCAGTAACGCAATTTGTGACTGAGTTTGCCTCTGATTGTTATAAATATCTCGGAAAAGACCAGATAGGTCTTTTCCGCGCCAGACTTCAAAATCATTCGACATATTCCCACTCCTTTATTTCAATAAATTTGCAACCAAGATGATTGACGATTTCTTGTTTCCTTTGCTGGTCGTGTTTTCTATTTTTCAATCTCTGATGCGCTCGTTCATAATATTCTATAACCACATTTTTGTCTTTGTCATACCCATCAAGCGAATATCCAATAACACGAACTTCTCCGCCGTTGAGAGCGTGTTGAAAATTGAATCCGTGTTTCTTTCCGTATTCATCTATTCGTTGACACGCGGTTGGATTAAATCGTGGATACACACGACCAAGTGCGGCCTCTCTCATTCTTCTTCGTGCTTCTTTAGAACGACGTTTTCCGAAAGATGGACACGCCTTTCCGCATTTTCCAAACATAGGATTTTTGTTTCCAAGTTTTGATAAACGCAATTTTTTTCGTGTCTCTTTTGATAAGTGTTTTCCAAATAGATAGTTTAGTTCACCACGATGTTTTTCGGCATTTTTTCTTTTTGCTGCGTTGGAATGATGCCTTCCCAACATCGTTCCGGGTTTACCAAACATAGGATTTAGTCTGCCCATATGTGAGAGACTAATTTTCAATTTCGTTTCTTCTGAATGATGTTCTAGCATAGAATTTCCAATGGAGTGTAGACAAGTAACTTATCAGATATAAATATCGGTGGGAACAAAAAAAGGGTACCGGCGGGATGCCGATACCCTTTGAAATAGGAAGGTATTTGCGAGGATTATATGTTCTTTTCGATATACTTCTTTCCGCGCTTGGTCACTTTGTAGAAACCGCGAGCGGTGCGTTTCAAGTATCCCGCTGATGCGAGGCGACGAACGTAACGCATCACAACGTTATCGAAATCATCCATAAAATCGAACGGACCATTCTCAGGATGCTTGTTGTTGAATGAATCGAACAGACTGAACGCATTGACTGTTCCCTTCTTTGCGATTGCCTTGAGGACAATCTTCTTTTCGGATTTTACCATATGTGTATCCTTTCTTAGTTTGTGTTTGTTTCCCTTGTTTGGGACTCTGTTATTCCTGCAATGATGTGGTCAATAGTATTGAGTGCATCGCCAATACCATTTAACTGCAATCGGAATACAATCGAATTGCCAACTATCGGTACATACCTTCTCATATTTTCCAAAACCTTTTCCTTTTCAATAAGAAGGTTCATCTTTGTCGTGTACAACGCTTCGAGACTCGTATCCTTGAGATTCATATTATACCTTCATATACTTTGGACTCCAAAAACCAAATTCATCTTTCACAAAATCTCCGAAGATGGTTGGTTCTTTCTCCGCGATTCTCTCCATCACATTACTGAATACGAACGCGATTTCTTCCTCTGCAGCCGCAGTAGTTCTCATTGTGAGAATGTGTCTGATTGCGCGGAGATTGCCCGTCCACATTCCACCTGTTGCAATACCCATCGGAACTATCCTACGCATCATTGAGGTGATTTGCTTCTTCAAATGGAACTTCGATTCAGGTGCAAGTTCTTCTTTCCATATATCGAGAAGTTCTGCGTAGTGTTTCTCTGCATCTTCAAACGCCTGTTGAAACACCACTCGCGACCGAAACTTTTTCAAATCATATTCTGGTCCCTCTTTGGTTATCCACAATCCATTTTCTGACATAAAAACTTGACTCTTTTCAATGGAAGGCGGCACCCAATATCCCATATCAGTCATTCGAATATATCGCATCGAACCTTCACTGATTGCCATACCTGCGCGGTGGCGGTTCATCTCACCCGTGAACACACGTGATACCCCCTCTATTGCAAACGAGTAGTAGGCGTGTTCTAGGACTGACCCGTGACCACTCTTGAGTATGTTCTCAATGTATTCACCAATATCAGTACGTATCTTCGTGACGTTAGGATTCATACCCTTTTGGAAACTCATATAGCAACGGCGTCCCGCTAATTCAATGAGTGCTTCGGCGTCCGTCTTGTTCACAAGGTCAAGTTCAAATTCATTCGCACCTATGTGTTCCATCCAATTCTTTGCTTCTTGCTCATTGACTTTCGTATTCGCAACGAAAAAAATTCCGATTTCAACCGTGTGTGCCATTGATTTTCTTCTCCAAATTTATGAATCCGTCTGCGGTCATACTCACAATTTGGAATCCACTTTTGAGTATGGATACAAGACTTGCAATGTTCTTCTTCTCTGTCCCTGAATAGATGATATCTCCCACCAGCAAACCATTTGTAATCGCGTGAGTGATTGCATAGTCCCTAATCTTATGGGACAATCCTTGACCACGATATCGTTCCAGCACTACCGTTGTCGTTTCAGGATGTTCCTGCGGACGTTTAATGAAACAATATGCCACAAGTTCATCAGGCAACCAACATTGGTCTATGGAGAATATACCATACCCTAACCATCCTTTGTCAATGTAGTTCTGCAAGTGTTTCGGCATATCTGTTGCACCATAGGGTTTTATCACTTCTGCAACAAAATCCCACAGCAACTTCACATCTGTTGCGTTTGTTGTGTCAATTTTTCTGTATTGGTACATTAGAAGAACCTGTTGCTGTGAACATTGTCGGTTGCGACTTCGCCCTCTGAGTGATATTGTTTGACCATATCACCATAGTGTTTCTTCATCGAATTAATAACCTTCGTAATCTGTTGCGTCTTGCAATCAGTTATCTCACGAACGAGTACGTATAGATGTTTCTTATTGAAAGACTCAATTGTATCCCTACGGCGAAACAATTCTACTATCGCGTTTGCAATCTTTATGTCGCGTTCCTTCTTGAAGAAAATAGGAACGTTGTTGTCCCAAAATTCAATAATCATCTCAATAAACTCTTTATCTTCGATGTTTTTTTCGAGAACGCGGAACTCACTATGAAAATTTCTGTTCAAATCGAGTACGTCAATCTCGTCGTGCGTTCTGAATCGTTTGTAGTTGGTATTGTTGTTCAGAATGAGATAGTTACGAGCGACGATAGTGAAATATGAAAACGCACGCCCTTTGGATGCATCATACTGCCCGATCTTTTCCACCATAAACGACACGACTTCTTGGATGATATTCTCTTTCGAATCATCGAAGTACGAGAACTTCCACGTGTTCAGAACGTTCTCTGCAAGTCTGCGGAATGGTTCTGCAATGTTTTGAGAAAAAATTACGTTGCGTTCTAACGGATTTGTTGAACGATTGTATTGAATGATTGCTTTCTGTGTGTCTGCGGAGAAATAAACCTTATTTTTGTCCAGTTTCTTCGGTGGTGATGGGACCAATTTGGGCATTTCTTTGACGGTACATTTCCTCACGGCGCCTTTTGTCAAGGATGATTTCGAGTTCTTGCGCTGTAAGGTTGAGTTCTTTTTGACGTGCTTCTGCTTCTTTTTCTGCTTGTTCATCAATTATCCCCATTTCGTATATGCCTTCGATTAGACTCTTGAGTTCTTTGAAAAAGTAGCCAACTTCATCGTCGGCTTCAAAGTGACCACTCTTATCAATAGACTTAACGCGCTCAAATGCATCTTTCAGTCTGCGTTGCATTTGAACAAAATACAAGTCGTAACCTTCATTCGATTCAGAGAGTAAGTCGTTTGTATAGAGAAGTCTACGCATCGCCTTACCCATATAGTAGATAACCACCAACAAACCTACTACGACGGCGCTACCAATTATTTCTATCATTCCTTTTCTCCTTCACCAACTTTTTTGAGTAGATTTTCAAACTGAACCGTTACATTTCCCTTCTCAAACGCCTTTTTGCGTTCTTCATTTCTCACGTGAGGATCAGAACGTTTGGATTTGGGCATATTCTTCGTGTCTATCTTCGCTGCACCTAATGTCTCTACATTTTCCTTTCTCCACAAATCGCGTTCCTTCGTGAGAGACATCATATCCGCGTGATGGAGAAGATGCGGAAGATTGATTTTCAACTGATAATCCTTGTCGTATGTCACTAGGTACGGCTTGTTTTTCTCTTCGTATAGACCATCTGTGAGAAGAATGCCAAGATATTCGTTCTGTGTAACGACAATACCGTTCTTCTGTAACATAAAGAAGGTTCTATCCGTCACGTTCATAAAGTTGAGGGCAGGATTGAGGATGTAGACTTTACCTTGATTAATGCGGTGCCACGATGAAGGATTTGGTAGATAATATTCTCCCTCTTCATCTCCAATCTTTCCCAAATCGTGATTGAGTGCGGAAAAAACCAATTCTTCTTCGGTGAAGTTGTCTACCTTGATACCGAAGGCGTTCCACGCAGCGTACAAACCACGTGCGGCGGTTACAACGTTGAGAATGTGAACTAAGTATCCACCCGGAAATGCGTTATGGAAGTGTTCCTTTCCACTTGCTGGCGCGAAGTAGAATCGTTCTTCATACTTCTTATAGAGTGCAATGAGTTGTTCCTTGCGCGGAGAAGAGATAAACTGTTCAACTGTCGCAATGAGTTCTGCGAACTTTTCTTGTAACTGTTCTGCGGTAAATTCCATACGTAGCCCCTTTCGATGAAATAACAAGTCTACCCCACGGTGTCCGCAGGGTAGACTCGGTTTGTAGTGTATATAAATGTACGGAATTACCCGTTCAAAGTCAAGTGAGAATTTCTCTCACTTATTAAAATTCGCAATATTCGCATTTTTGCGAACTTCATCGAACGTGTATTTCTTTGTGATTTTTCCATCTTCGAACACGGTCACGAGCAAGTCGTCGTCACCACCGACCGACTCAGGAACCGTCGCCAGTGGCGCAGACTTGGAAGCTGTACGAATAAGTGCAAGCCTTCCGCGTTTGGATGCCTTCGAAGGATCGGCCTTCGTTTCCTTCCACACGTTACGTCCCTCACCATTCACCTTACCCCACGATGCCTTGAAGGCCATCTTCTGCGTGTCTCGGTCAACCCTCTGCAACAACGCACCACCCATTCCAAAGATGATGTTCGATACTGCGAACTTTGCACCGACTACTGCGGCGAGAATCTCACCGATTAGTTCATAGTCAATACCGTCACCGTATATTACACCGACTTTCGGATTGAGAACCTTGAACCCCTTCTCATTGATTGTACCACCGAAACTTTTCCACAATGAGTTCAGTGTCCACACCGCAACTGCGGGCGGATTACCACTGTCAGGACGGACAACAAACTTACCATCCCTTGCGAGAATATCATCTTTGAGAACCTTTCCGTACAACGTTTCCACGGTGTAATAGTAGTCATATGAATCAGACACCACGGAAAGTGTACCCGTATGTATCGTCTTAATGAAGTTACGGTATGCATCGAGTTCTGCTTCCTTCGTGTACATACACGTGACGGAGTGTTCCGTTGCGGCCACACTATATCCGCACACGTCCGTGTCATAGTAGTGCATTGCATACCGTGTACCCTCAAGGGTATCTGTACCCATAAAGTTGACAAGGTGTGCAGCTCCACCGACTCCAGCACTCTCCAGACTTGAAACACCACGGAAACCGAAATCGTTCAGATGGAACGGCCCAACGTGTTCACCCGTCTGTATTGCGTACTCTTCAATGAGTTTCTTGATGAAGTAGGACGTGGTTGCAACTGTCGAACCATACCACTCTGCCTCAAAGAGAAGTGTCTCAAAGAAGTTTGTCACCCACGGCAACTGTTCGTCCGTGTTTTCCATCGTGACAATGACGTTGTGATTCGGAACGTATGTTCCTTCAGGCACCGCACGAATCCGAATCGGTATACGTCCACCGTGAACGTCCACGATTCTCTGCCATCCTGAACGATTGAAGTAGTTTGCTCCAAACATTTTGTAGCAGAAAATTTCCGCTTCGTCAATCATCCACTGTTCGATGATAATACCCTCAAGGTATTTCATCAGGTCTATCTGCAACCCAAACACTATCATCCCTGGAAACTTCCCACCACGACTTTCAAGGTATGAATAAACCCTCTCCGTCCCTTTGGGATAAAGAATCCAGTGTGTCTCTTTGTATGCATCTGTTCCGGTTATGGGATTGAAAATCAACTGTCCCTTTGCATCTGTTCTTAATACAAGTTTCGCGTTCGTGTCCATAGTAGTTCTCCTTATCTTTATCAGGATAGTTACTGTTGTTTAGTGAGTTAGTTGTGACGTGTACATTTCGAAAATGACGTGATGTTCCTCTGCAATGTCATTGTCGGTTAGTTCTGTCAAATCAAACCACTTGACGAGTTCAATTTCCTCTTCGTCTGTTGGTTTGAGAGGCCCATACACATACTGAGCTTCAAACACAAGTGTTTTGATTTTATCCACTTCGTTGCGGTATCTCCAATCGTCAATGAGTGTGGAACCGATATATTTGAGTTCCCCGATTGCTACGCCGGTTTCCTCTGCAACTTCCCTCTTCGCGTCCGCCTCATAAGACGGACTGTCCGTCTGTGCATATCCACCTGGGAATCGGAACTTCGTCTCTCCGTGTCTGCGAACAAGAAGAATCAATGTTCTCTCTTCATTGTATATCACCACATCCACGGTAGGTTGTGCGAGTGCATATCGGTTACTTGCGGCCCATATTACTCCGGCACGGAAATCTGCGGTTGCCTTGACGCGAGATGAAATATCCTTGCGGAGTTCTGTTCCGCTGATATACACCTTCGATTCAAGTTCCATAACAGGGTAATTGCCAAGATAGTGTTCAATGAACGAATCGCGTCCACCGTACAATATTGCGGTCTGATTGGGAAGAAGGTTCTCGCGAATCTTCTTATCAAGACCCTTTGACCACGCAAGGTCGTCTCGGTTGTCCGGGATGTAGAACACTATGAGATTGGGATTGTACTCATTGAGCATCTGTTTCCGCGCCTCGAAATCAAGAGGGTTATTCTTGGTTCCGAAAAGGGGAGAGTTACCCAGAAATATGAGTACCTTTGAATGTTTTGATGCAACGGTTGAAAGTAAATCCTTGTGTGCATCGGAGAGATTGTGGACTTGGAATCGTGCAACGATCACGCCCACGTCTGCGGTTTTTTCTTTCGGTTTCATAGACGTTATCCTTTATCTTGTCTGTGAATGTATGTAGTGATTGAGTGTCCCTATCTAATCGGGACACCCTTCACTTGTTATATATCAAACAACTTCAAAATTACTTCGCTTCGGAACTGACATTCTGTATTGGTGCAGACTTTGTATAATTGAACAGAATCGTCTTTACCGCACGCCGAATCCACTGTTTTGACGCAATGTCTTTTATCTTTGTTTCCATACGAAGCTTATACAATTCGTCGTATGCACCGTAGTACTTCCTAATCAATTCATCAAAGAACTTATCTTCGGGGAGATTAGGATTCTTCGCGATAATTTCGTCAACCATCCTATGTATAAGGAACGCACCCGAGAATATGTTGTTTTTCGGTATGGTAAGTTCTAACCGCGAAACTGCGGTTCCCTCTTTGATAAGAGCCACACTGTTATACTCCCACACAACACCCATCTCTCCAAGTGCGCGAGTTACCTTACCCTTCACTTTAATCTGCGGATGAACTACCGACGGGTCGTAATCAGATTCTACATACGCAATGGTATGTATCAGAATCATAGGTAGTTTATACCTGTTCGATGCATCTTCCACGTAAGAAAGATAATCGTCTTGCTGTTGCTGACTTAGACCGATTTGCTTTCCCGTTTCTTGAATGTCGTATCGAATCATTTCCCTTTCCATATCCTTATCGGAAGGGGTATTTGTGAACACTGTGTGCAAAATTTCTTTCGGCGCGGATTCATTCTGAGTGCGAATAATCCAACCACCAGCCACACTCGCAAGTATGACAAGAATCGCGGTGAAAATGAGAAGTAATTTCTTCATCGTGTTTCTCCGATTTTCCAACTTCAGTGATTTACGCATAACCGTATAACCCTTTATACTGACTATATAATGTAACCATTATCTGGGTAATAATCAACCCTTCACACTAGTAGTGTGATATGCGTCACCGAATTTTATCCCTTGCCTTTATTGGTTAATCCTTGCAAATGTCTATTTCAAAACCTTCCCCTTCATCTTCACTGTCAGGGCCCTCTTGTGGGAGTTTATTGAGTAGTTGTATAACTTCCAGAACCAAATCCCAGTTCTGGTCCGCAACCGCAGATTGTAATAATTCGATTGATCTGTCTATTGTATCTTCCATCTTACCGCTCCATTTTGATAATTTCATCTACAACACCATATGATAAACATTGGGCTGCGTTTAGAAAGAAATCACCTTCTTTCATAGATGTTTCCCAAAATGATTGCGGTTTCTTGGTGTACTTTCCTAACAATTCATTCATACGTTTCTGCAAGAACTTGATGTGTTCAACGTTCTTACCAATCTTTGTTGTGCTTCCTTCCACTATTGAATCCATCTGATGAAACATCACCGTAGAGTTCTCCGTCACTCGTCTCACACCTGTACCACTTGTAAGAAGGAACGCTGCAGCACTCATTGCAGGCCCTATACAGACGGTATCAATCGGTAGGATGAAGTTTCTCATACAATCGTGGATACCAAACATTGAGTACACGTCACCACCAAAACACGATACGTTCATTGTGATGTGTTTATTCTTACCATTGCATTTCAAAAGGAATGTGAATCGTGACATTGTTTCGTACAATGAATCGGAGTTCACTTCGTCATTGAAAAAGATGGTATTCGTTGAAACGTCCATTCCAAACTCAAGTTCCTTCAACATAAAGGTGAGTTCATTAAGATTGAACGCAGTACTGAACGCCTTGTGCATCGCCTTGTGCATCTTAGGTTCAAACTTCTTTATTGATTTCGCCATATTATTCTTCCTTCTCAGGTGCAATTGACGAAGATGGTGGTGCAGTAGGTGATTTTTCATCTATTGTCGCGTTACCAAATGCAATGCCATACTTTTGCGCTAATTCCGTCAATGGTACTACGTTGATGTTGTCATCCGCAATCGCGGCCTTTCTTCGTGTTTCTTCCAACGCAATACGTTGGTTTTCCTGCATCTGTAAGATTTGCGGTAATGGAATACCTGCAGCAATTGCAAAGAGTACCCTATTGATATACTGCGAATATGAAAGGTACACATCGTAGTCTTTCTGATTGACTACCGGGATTTTTGCAAGTGTTGCGAGTGAACCAGCACGGGAGGCCATAAGGATGTGATAGGCGCGGATAAGAGTATCTCCACTCAAGACGTAAAGTTCATCTTTCTTGATTTCCATTCCTTTCGGCGTCAAATTTGGAATACGTGTCCATTCCCTTATGTCACTATCTGAACCACTTACTTGAGAATCCATTGGTTTCCCCACTTCATTTCCCATAAGTATCTCCCTATCACAAAACTTCCACAATCACATTGTTCCTGTACGCGGTAATTGTCTTTGCGTTACACATCGACATTGAACTTTGTAGTCCACCACGAAAGCGTTTTATCACTCCTGCAATGTGTCCCTTGTACTTCACACTCTTCTCACGACCCTCAACATAGTCAGGTTCTTCGCCATTCATATGTTTCTGTACGCCGAATGATGCTGACCCGCGAAACAACTTGCGAAGCGTACCTTCATCGTTCCATTCTTCCCCCGGCGCTTCCGCAGTTCCAGCAAATGCAGAACCACACATTACCACGTCCGCACCGACCGCAAGGGCCTTGTTCATATCTGACGGGGTACGAATACCACCGTCTGCGATAATCAAAGGTAGTTGTCTACCCCTATGGAGATTATACAAACGGTTCCGTTCCTTGTCGCATCGTCTCACGGATTCAAGTGTCGGAAGGTAGATACCTGTCTCTGTCTTTGTTTCGCAAACAGAACCCCCGGCAATACCTACACGTACCGCGTCAACACCACAATCTGCAAGGTATTCATATCCGGCCGCAGTTGCAATGTTACCCGCAATGAGATAGAACCTATCTTGATTTGATAGGATACTTCCTGCGACCAATTTGATTTTTTCAAGTGCAGTTCCTACTTGTCTGTTTGCACCATTCGCAGTATCAAGACAGAAAATTCTGCATCCGGCGTTGTACAAATTTGCGAATCGCACTTCATAGTCACCAACCACACCAACTGCACACGCAACTTGATAAGGCCACCCAATAATCGCCGCACGTTTGAACTCACTTACTTGTTCTTCGACGGTTTGAAATCTGTGTATGATACCCATAGTACCAAGACGCACAAGTGTCTCTGCCATCACTCCATTACATACATCGTGCATTGGTGATGCAATCATAGGAACAGAAAGTTTTACTCCGCAGAACTCAACGGACGTATCACAATCTGCACGATGGACTATATCTGATGGTATTGCTTGGTCTTTCGGTACTAACGTGGTGTTGTCATAACTAATCATTCTTTAGCGTCTTTCTTCAATTTTTTCATCTTCTTTTCGTACCTACGTGCGGCACGTGCGTCACGCTTTTCTTGTTTCTCTTCGCGTAACCTGCGTCTTTGAGTACGAGTCAAAGTGTTCACCTTAACCTGCGTCACGGGAAGTTTTCCCTTCAACTTCACGCTCTCTTTACCGTACTCAAATACACGACCATCTGGATGAACGAACTGCTTGTACAAGTGCCACCCACGGGGAAATCCGGTGGAGTTCTTGCTTACCTTTTTGGTTTGTGTCAACAACTTTGGGTCAACACCAACCCTCTTAGTAACGCATATAGGGCCAAGAACTTCGATACACTCTTGGTCAACCATAACCGTCTCTCTACATTTCGCGAAATTCACACAATTCATTTTCTTGAGATTGGCGATTCTCGGACGTGTATCTTTTGACGTAACCTTTCTGCGTTTCATCCTCTTGTTCCTTTCGGTTATTACGTAACTGTTAGCGCAACTCTTCCAACTCGAGCTCTACGAGTTCCTTTACCGATTCCAACGAACGACCGACAGCTTTCAAATGTCCGCCTAGGTCTTTCACCGTCATACGTTGATTCTCTGTTTCGCGTATGATGATTTCGATACGTTGCTCGGCTGCTTCGAGTCTGTCCAACACCTGTTGTTTGAATTTCATCTCTGTACCCCTTCTGTTTGTTCTCTGTTACCGTTTGTTATTCGTAACCCTTCTGACTATACATATCATCCTATTGCCTGAATCGGTTCATTTGAGATTTTGATTTCTCGTTTTTCTTCCCGAAGTGGTTTTCGCGGAATCCTAATACAAAGAATACCGTTCACTAAGGATACTGCAATATTATCAAAATCGTATCCCGGCGTGTTCAAATACGCAAGTTTGAAATCCTTTGCAAAATGTCCACGGTTGATTGGAGATTGGTCACCTTGAATCTGACCCGTAATTTCCAATTCATTCTTCGAAGTTACGACTACGTGCAGTTCCTCTTTCTTGAATCCGGAAACGGACACGTGCAGATACAATGCGTTCTTATCGGAAGTATAGTTTGTGGTTACGGTTTTCTTTTCCCCAAATATCTCGTTGAATGATTCAAAGGTCTGATAGAATCTGTCTGAATTGAACAGTTCATCAAGTGCCTTCTGATTGAAAAGTGGTGTTGGTTCCATAACGATTCTCCTTACAGTTTCACATCAATGTTTTGCCCGACTACGGGCGGTTCTACAACCTTTTTCTTGCGTTTCTTTGGTTTCTCTTTTGGTGGTTCCTCAATATCAGTCCACTCCGCATCTTTGAGTTCATCACAAATAAGATAGGTGAACGCAATCCCTATTTCTTCCCCGGCGTCGTGCGTCTCTCCAATAATCCTACGTCCCATCACACCTTTATACTTCTCTATGTCTGCACCCATTCCAACACGTTCCAATACTAAGTATGGAGTGCGAACGTGTCCGTCTTGTATGGTTATGATGTTACTGATTTGTTCCATTATGGTTTTGCTTCTGGAATTTTACCATTGTGAACATCAGATATGATGGTCAATGCAAGTCCCAATGTACCACCAAATGCAACACTGATAACGAATATTGCCCACCAACCATAAAGAAAAATGAGAATGGACAACCACAAAATATCCGTAACGACTTCAACCCATAGTCGTTCATTCCATACCCACCAACGTTGGCCAGGCTGATGCATATATTTGTCTTGCCACACGTGGAGATAATAGAGGGGATTTTTCTTGTACTTGTTGTAGACCTTAACATTTGCGGGATTCTGATTGTGTGCGTTGTTATACAGATTCCAATTCCCCTTTGCACTACCACCCGCAATACCATATATGTCAGGTAAAGTGGAGTAGTACGTACACACACCACCAAAGAGCGCTACCATCAGAAGAATGAAAGGACTTGTCATAAGAAACGAAACGAAACTTGCGAAGATCAAAAACAAGAGTGTAGATGCGATTACACCTTGCAGACCGTGATTGAGTAAAGATGACATATAATTCTCCCTTATCGTGTGACTGATTTGCGTTTACCACCTTGACCAATATATTTCTTGAGCGTACCTTTGGTTTGTCCGGTTTTTGTACCACTGCCCGAACCTTGACGAGTAATCTTACGAACGTGTTTGTCTTTGTGTTTGTATTCCTTTGTCATTCCTTTTCTCAATAGAACGGCGGACACAATCATCCGCCGCCTTGTTTTCCACTTATGTGAACTACCTCACTTCTTTTTCTTCTTTTCCTTCTTTATCTTCGTACCGCCATCTGCCATCGTAGGTAGTAAATCACCATCGTGGTCAAACATCTCTTGAAGAATGCCCTTTGCATAGAACACTACACTTCGAACAATGTGGATTTCGTGTTTCTTCTTCCACTGAACGATTGCGTCTGCTGCTAGGGCCGTAATTATGAAAAGTAACATCAATAGGACTGTCATTTCCGTATCTCCTATTTTGTGATACATTGTGGAGCAGTCGGGAGTCGAACCCGAGTCCGAAATAAATTTCAACCACAAGACTACGTGCGTAGTATAATTCAATCTAATGTGTCGGTCTTGGACTGAATCATACAATCGTCCTTCGACTCTATCAAGTCTTTAATGACGGTACTTGCAGACCGTATCCCAGCAACAGCTCCATCTGATTTTGGTCGTCGTAAGGCGCGTATACAACCGCGTATCAGAACCCCACCTTAGTTCTTACTGTTAGGCGAGAACCAAGTCACCCTCTCCGACAAATGCCATAGCATCTTCGAAGGTGAAAGAGGATTTTTCCTCTGCGTTTATTGTTTTGTCCGTTGTTAAAGCGGTACGACTCCGCTGCACGCCTCGTGATTCCAACTTACCCCGTCGAAATCCATATCTGCCCCATATAGAGGGTAACTTTTTGTATTCGACTCTTGCGGCCGCATCTGCCTGTTACCCTCTGACTCACATATGGAGTCTTTTGTGTTTGCGTTTGCAAGCTATCGGTGGTCATTCGAAAAGGCAGCGGGGTGAATGACCACATCATTTGGCTCTCTTTTAGAGTCCCCGCACCTGCAACTACATTTGTATTATCTTCCTATTCTAATATCGTGGAATGAATTGCACGCTTCTGGAAAGAACAATCCAACAAGCCAAATCAAGAGTGCAATAACAACTACCCAATTGAGGATTTGTTTGACTTTTGAATCAATTGGAGCGTAGTGGTTAATCAGATATAGAATGAAACCAATAACAACAAGAATGACAATTACGTGTAATAGAAGCATACTCGTTCTCCATTATGTTAGAACACCTCTCTGACGAAGTTACTTATACATATCATCGAACAAGTGAAAAAATCATATCAGTCAGGAATTTCGTCTGGCTCCACCGTTGATTTTATTGAATTTTTCTTCGGTTTCGGTGGTGGTAGGGACGCAGTAATTTCCTGCAACTTCTTGTACGCTTCAATGAGAAGTTTCGCGATAGGCTCGAAGTTGTTCATTGACAAGGTGATACCTTTCTTGGTCGGGAACGATTCCTTGTCGTCTGTCTTGACGTGAATACGAACGTCAATGTAGACGCGACCCTTGTACTCATTGATTGCAACGACATACCGTTCTTGTTTGTTCTTGTTCACTTCACCTATCAGAATTGGATAGGGAATGATGTCTGTTTCACTCATACTGGCGCCTTCATTTCTTTGATAAGTAGTTTAATTGCACTCTTGCAATCTTGACAAAGTGTTTCGTGAATCTCAAGTGGTAACACTGTCGGTGGAATTGGATTCCCATATGATTCTACCCATTCACCAGTTTTGTCTTTCTGTTTGTCACACACCATACATATGAATACATCATAGGTGAGTTTCATCGTGATTCCTTTAGTAGTTGATTTGTTACGGTTAACAATCGGTAGACTTCATTCAGAAACTTCATATCATCCTTCGTGAGAACGCCCGTTCCAATATACTTTCGACGAATTTCTTGTACTTGGTCACGTTTCTCACTACCCTTATCTACTGCATTGATGCGTTTCAGAATGTTGTCTATGCGTACAAGGTATTCCGACTTTACGTCTTTGTGGATCTGTTGCGTACCTTGTTCTTCGTCAATCTTCTGTATCAATTGAGAAAGAATGTTCTGTCCCATTCCTACTGCACCGATTTGCGCTGCAATCCCAGTAATCGCACCGTTACCCAAACTCCCACTGAATATAAGTGGTTTCCCGGCGGGGTCACTAAACAAACGACTAGGACTAGACAATTGCGCATCTTCATCTTCTGATGCTTGAACTATCTCTGCATCAGCAAATTCCATCGGAATGATTTCCGGTGGTGTCGTGAATCCCTTCTTGAATATTTGTCGTAATGTCGTCACGCTTTAATGTTCCTAGTGTATATGTCGTTCAACACCAACATTTGACCCTTCGTGAGAACGCCCGTTTTCTTGTACTGATAGAGGACTTCCTCACACGCCGCAATGTCTTTCTTCGCACTCTTCGCCTCTGCGGTTCTGCGGACGAGTTCAATGCGTTCAATGAACACGGGGTCAACCGCCCACGACTTGTTCACCTTCACAACGGTCGTTGAACCTTGTGCATTGTTGACGGTCGTACTCTGCGTCTGAACGTCAACGACACGTTCTAGAACGTACCCCTTGCGGAGTTTCTGATGGAGAATCTTTTCCCATTCAGATGAACTATACTCCATCTGGCTACTTGTTACACCAATCCTACCCCACCTTGCCTTCCACACACCGCCACCGATATTAGTCATTTCGTAAAACTTGTAATGACCATCGGTAGTGTGTTCCAAATACAACTGCGAGAAATCTTTGTACGAGTAACCCCACGCACTCTGACTTAAGGTTGACATTACTTCACCTGTTGGAATATGTCTGGTGTTTTGTTCAAGTGGTCGTGTTCAAACTTTACCACTTCTTCACTCAATGGTGTCCACTTTATCCCATCCTTCTTATTGATGGTTATGTGTCCGTAAAACGCCGGATTCACTTGTTTGTCTGCGTACTTCTTTAGTACTTCGGGTGAATACTCGTCAAGATTCAAATTCAGTTTATTAGGTTTCGTACCAAGTAACGTCAATGGTATCCACTTGATACCAACTTTCTTGCGTTCCTTGTTCCACTGATACCATCCGTATGCATCGAACACCGCAAAAACACTCCACAAGATAAACTGCGGAATGTCTTTGTTCACCACCGAAAGGTATATCCATACGAAACTCGCAACAATCCACACGGGCCAACAACTGATTTTCTTTTTCGCGTTCAGTACAACACCGAAAATGGAAACTGCACTTGCAATCCAAGCTATCAACATAGTATGACCATTGAATGTGGTTATTCCTGTACTCTATAATGTACGCAATATAGCTGAGAAAGTCAATAGGGAGTGTGATATAGAACACAACGGGACGACCAATGTTTCCAATGGTCGCCCCATTGAATTGATTTACGCGGATGTTTCCTTTACTGCGTAACCTTTTTCTTCCCCGGCTCCCGTCACTCGGTCGTGCGCCGACTGTATTTTCTCTTGGTGTTTACCAAAGTCATACAGAATCTCACGTGCAAGATTTTCTCGTTCTGGGTCTTTGTATTCCGAATGTGATTCATAGTGGTCTATCAACCATTGAAGTTCACCCATTTTACTGCGGTCATAGATAAGTCCACCACCTGTCTGATACTGCCAGAACTTCCACAATAGAATGTGATATGCATAATACTTTAGTGGGTCGTGTGAGAAGTAATTTGTCTTTCTATCGTAGATACAATCCGCCAAAAGACAAAATGCAACGTGCGCGTGACCTTGTGCTGGAATGAGACAAATATCCCTCACCGATGTATCAAAGGGGTATCGTTCTTGCCAAAACATTGTTGCGAACGCAGTAGACCGTTTGATTTGTGTTATATATGCATCATTAGGTGCAAACTCAAGCGTATTGACAAACGTGTTCCATTTTGTAGGTAATGCAGGAACGAATGGAATCTTTTCTTTTGTAGTATGTCTTACCCAATCATTGAAGTGTTCCCGGTCGTGTTCTTCTTTTCTAGACCAATCAAGTGTATAGACAGACATATCTATACCAGTTTCTGCTGTTCCAGGCGGAAGTGCTTTGCCTGACCGGCACATTTTGATTTCGCGTTGGAATTTCAATGTAGGGAATACGAGCGAGCGTTTTACTATACTGTCCATAGTCATTCTCCTAGAAGTTTCTATGAAATATGTGGTAAGTTCCGATACCCTTGTATCGGTGTCCAAGTATAGATATAACGCAAACGAAAAAGGCGACTCTTTTGGAATCGCCTTTTTGCGCGCTATGCTGGAAACATTGTACGGGTATAGGGAATCGAACCCTAATCCGATGATTGGAAGTCACCTATCCTGCCGTTGAACGACACCCGCATATATTGAAATAGTGAGGAAGGTAATTTTGCATCTATAAGTGGACGGGAGATTTTGACACTTCAATTAGAAGGAATCAAAATCGAGTTTACAGTCACGCGGTTCTTCGTTTTGCGAATACTGCGCGAATTGGTTGAGAACTTGAACCAACCGAAACAAGACAATCACGATTATTGCAACCGTTGAAGTCTCGGTAATGGGACAACTGCCCACTATCGCGTACTTGGTGGTTTGCATTTACCACTGTTCCGCATCATCATTTGTTATGCACACAAACAATGATGTACAGCATTGGTTTACGTGCGTTTCGTATGGACGCACATTAGGTTTGCATTTACCAGTATGATAGTTTGATAACCGTCTACGGGCGACCTTCTCACTATTTCAAAGAACGTTACAACTCAAATCTACTTCTTGTGTTTCTTTGGTGTAATTGTTGATGTATTATCCTCACACAAATATAACCCAATCACATCATTCTTATTGAAGATTGCCATTTCAATCCAATTTCCTTCTGGGTTCTTCTTTAAGATTCTCACAAACGTCTCTTCATTCGTTCTCGGATATTCAAAATAATCCGCATCAATTGTTGTAGACGTGTAATTGTTGCCAATTCTATACTGCACGTAAATTCCCATAGTAGTTCTCCGATAAACATAGATATATAGTCCGTCGCAATGACGGTGTGGACGCAAGGGGAATCGAACCCCTCTATACGGGCTTATAAGGCTCGGCGAGTGCTACCAGCTTCGTTTCACGTCCATAAAGTGCTCTCGGTGGGATTCGAACCCACACTATGTCTGATTCGTAGTCAGGGTGTCTATCCAATTGACGACGAGAGCGTTTTATCACTTTTCAGTGAGTTACAACCACGCGACAATATATCGCAAATTCCTTTTCCCACTCACTCAAAAGACCCGTGGGAGTTAACGGTGACACTGTTATCTTGGAAATATGTTCCGCGAACGATAACGAGTTATCACTGTATTTTGTACTGACCGCAACTTGCGGTTTCTGATTTTTGTTTTTCTTCTGCGTGTTGTCCACATTGTCCTTTCATTGTCCGTTGTAACGTTCACCGCGTTTGATTTTACCAATAGTTCCTTCGTGACCAAAATCATTTGCGATACTTCGTGCAGTTTCTCCGTTGGCTAATCGCGTTCTGATTTCTGATAGTTCTTTCGCATTGAAAGCTGAAAGACTATGAAAGATTCCAACGTTATTTGGGTCGTGTCTTGTTGAAGCACAATTGCATTGATGATGCGAAAATGCAATATTGTTCAAATCCCAAAACAAATCAACACTCTCGTCTAACCACGGTTTCTTGTGCTCGATTGATAGTTCATCTACTGTCTCAATCTCTGCACCACACTGAAAACAGACATTCTCTTTCAATTTCTTTAGAAGATGAAAGAGAACCATCTTTCTCAACCGATTACTTGCGGTGCCAAAAGGCATCCCAAGTTGCTCGGCCTTTTTTCTATTGTTTTTGTCGTTATTCATCCTTGACCTTCGGTCGTTGTGAATAGTACTCCTGTGCGGGCTCGAACCGCAATCGGCTGGATTAGAAGTCCACCATCTCTCCATTTGAACTACAGGAGCAATAAGAAGGGTGCGGACGACACCCTCAACTCTCTGAACTGATTCGTCTCTGCGACTGGCGGAAGAGCTGACCGCCCTTTAACGTCCGAATGACTTGTCGAAACCACCATTATCCAAGAAGTCTACACGGAACACTTTCTGTTGTTTCTTATCATACACAAGAATGTATGGTTTACCAATGACCGCCTTCGCAATCAACGTTGTATCTTCATACCCCCACAACTTACCACTGAACATAATGGGTGGGCCATTTGTATTCGTATTCGGTTCTGCATACGCGAGAGGGAATACGGAAAAGTCTCTCGTCTTAGTTGAATCTACGACTTGACCAATGGGTTCGGCCTCTTTTATCTGCACCTTGTTCGAAGTCATATAGTTGTAGAGATACACTCCACCACCAAACAGCATCCAACACGTCAACGGTACGACGACGATTGGATATTTCTTACCTAACCATAACCAACCTTTTCCAACCATAGTTGCGGCCTCTTTCATTGTTTTGGGTGTAAAGATTTTTCTGTGTACCACCCTCTTTTTCTTCGTCATAACGTTCTCCGTTGTGCGAGTAAGTGGAGTCGAACCACTGGTCTCTCCCGTGTCAGGGGAGTGTTTTGAACCAACTAAACTATACCCGCAAAACCCACATATAGGTAAGGGTATTGGACACCGGTGCCCGAAGGCTCTCTGTCTACGCGATAGATAACGGTATCTCATTCGACCTATATGTGTTGTACCCCTTGACGGATTCGAACCGCCGACCTTTCGGATGTAAACCGAACGTTTTACCTAGCTCAACTAAAGGGGCAATCTCTCCACTATTATCAGCGGTGGAGAACGCTTCTATTTCCCTCTTGGGAAACTGCACCGTAGAACCCTTTATCTACGGGCATCGAGCAGGAGACGGGATTCGAACCCGCGACTTCCGCCTTGGCAAGGCGGCATTCTACCACTGAATTACTCCTGCAAAAAGACGTGGTAAGTTTTATTGGGACGAGTTTTCTTTTTCGGTAGGATAATCGTCCGCGTTCGACCACGTTGTAGCGCGTAAGGGAGTCGAACCCTTCTTAATGGATTGAGAATCCATCCTCCTGCCGATAGAGGAACGCGCCGTAATGCATCTATAAATATAACCAATTCCCTGATAAAAGTCAAGTCTTTTCTGAAATTTCTTTTTTCTTGTGCGCTCGGTGGGATTTGAACCCACATTCACAGTTCCAATTACGGATACCGGTTTAGGAAACCGACTCGACTACGAGCGCGTCTTATGTCGTAGAACATTTCTACGATGAAACTTCTTACTATTCTTACCGTTGGACTTTGAAGTTGGTTGTTGACTATGACAATTTGGACACAACAATCTCAAATTCTCCGGCAAACAATTGTCTGAATTGCCATCTATGTGGTCAAGTTCAAGAATCAATGGGACACCGTTCCACACACCTTCTTGTTTACAGAGTACGCAAAAATTACCAACGGTACTAATAAGATATGGTTTCAAATATCGTGGTTGATGTTCCTCACCTTTCAATATCTTTTCCAATATCTCTTTTTGCTGATATTCCTTCCGACATTCCGAAGAACAATAAGTGTTACACTTTTGTTTCCACGTGGTCAACGGTTTACTACAATTCTTACAACACTTTTCCCATCCAATCTTTCGTTTCGGAAATGCGTGATTGTTGAATTTCGCTGCACAACTCTTCGAACAAAAATTTGGATTATCCGTTCCATTACCACATTGTTTACATTCCATATTCGAACCCCCTATACATTGTACTACCTATAAGTATATGTGAGTTCGAAAAATGGTGCGGTGTAGTGGGCTCGAACCACTGGTCTCTTGAATGTGAATCAAGTGTTTTGACCGACTAAACTAACTCCGCATCTTATCCTTCTCTGTCAACATTTGCTCGCACAAACTTCGCATTACAACTTTGTTGTGGAGCGTACTCTCCGTCAACCTTCTCAGTTGCTTCAAGCTGTACATTGCACATAGTTTCACCAGGCCAAACTTGGACAACCTTATATTCGATATTGACAACATCACCAACTTTCAACGGTTCACCATTCTTATCGTGTGGCATTCTCATATCTCCTATGTTAGAGAGTAGCGCAAGCGGGATTCGAACCCGTATTCAACGACTTGAAAGGCCGTGTTCCTAGTCCATTTAGAAGATTGCGCCGTACAACTTATGCATTTTGTTTCTTTCTCATACACGTGCAAGGTACGAACCTATCGCATCTGCAATTGTCACAATGACAAAGTGGTTTCTTACTTACCGCACGACCACTATGAGATTTCAGTCCACGACCGCCTTCCCACTTCTGTTTCATTATGATTTTTGCTTCGAAACAATCTTTCCACGGACCTTGAAAGATACTCATTGTCTTATCCTTTCAATTATGCTGGTACTTGTACGATTTGACCACTGTTCAAACCGACTACCCAATAATCGGTAAACCAACCGAGCTTATACGCGAGAACGTGTCCGATTTCCTTGATTTCAGGTATCACTCTGCACCACCCTGTTACAATCTGTCCATTATCACTTGTGACGTGTGATTCTGTTATGCGTGATGGATACGTTATTGTTACTTCATCTCCGACTCTCATTGTAAATCCTTTCCGTTATGTAGAACCCCCGATGGGATTTGAACCCACATTTGCAGCTCCAATTACAAGTTCCTACGTTCGAAGCGTAGTCTGGCTACGGAGGCGTATTTGGTACTATTGGTGTTACTTGCAACGGTATATATGGTGCGTATACTGCGAAATCATCGAACACTAGAATGACTTCTTCACGTTTGATACCACAACAAACTGCATCACCACGTTTGTATGCTTCTGCTAGTTTGCGTCCACCTTCTTTATATTCAGTCCACGTGAATCCCTGTATCTTCCGTGGTTTCATCGGGTCTTCGAACATAATCATCCTTTGCGGCTTCATTGAACATCGCTCTAAACCAACCTTCAGGCGGATATTTCATCCCCAAACACACTTCATTTGATAAATCTTGATCGGTGCAATGTTTCTTGATTAGTTTCGTCAACTCTAACCAAAACCGTATGCAACTTTCATCATAAAAAGCACTGAATACTTCTTGCGCCGCCTTCGGAAACATTTGGAAGTGGTATTCATCATATTCCTCTTCCGTCATTGGACGATCTTTCCTATGGTCGTGAGGAAGAATGGTTATGACAGCATCACTTGCATTTGAAATCTGAATCCGTTCTGACGTTCTTTCCTTTGTATGACTTTTGAAAATCGCGTCTAGTAACTGTTCTTCCGATTGCTCTTCCGCTTGTTCCATATGCACTCCATATTGTTTGTGCGGATACGGGGAGTCGAACCCCGACGGATTTTGTCGTCCACAAGGCTCTCAACCTTGCGCGTCTACCAATTTCGCCATATCCGCAATCCCGGTGTTTAAGCAGTCAAGCTGCAAGTACACCGGAAAACTCGGAGAGTAGACGCACTGTGTTTGTGACACGTGTTCAGCCACCCCCACCACCGACTTGATTATTGATAAGGTTCAAGTAGGAAAACCTTTTTATAGGCCTGTAGTTCAGGTCCACCACTCCGTTGTAAAGGACAAGGGAGAAACCTTGTAGCGGTAGAGGGAGTCGAACCCACACGAAGTTTCATCTTCAACGGAGTTTAAGTCCGCCGCGTCTGCCAATTTCACCATACCGCCGTCATTATCTTGAATAACCAGTAAAAAGATAGTACCAAAAATTCTTCCACGCATTACTTGTCCAACTCTCGAAATGAATATTCACTGTCCACTCCTTGCGACTATTCAACCAGAACAGAATCATACCTAACGTTGTAACTTGATCCTGTCCCTCTGCACAACTGAACCCATTGGAAGGCGTCGATACTCTACTCACTATCCATCTCATTAGGTCATCCTCCACCAAGATTCATCGGGCTCAATATGAATATGGTACTTTCTGTCGAATCGGTATCTCAACCAAAATCGAATCATATGAAATGTGTCGCAGAATGTCCCATCACTACTGATTCCATCTATTCGCGTCTTGTAACAATGCCAACCTGTCATACTCACCATCCATTTCATTTTAGCACCACAGCTTCGGATTGAACAGACTTCCAAATTCAATATGAATGGGTTGCTTTTTATTCAACTTGGATTTTCCCCAAAACCAAATCATCTGAAATGTTCCGCAATGTACTCCATCACTGATCCCGTCCATCTTCGTCTTGTAACAATGCCATATCATATGTCACTTGCCTTTCTTTGATTTTTGAAGTCTCTTTCGTGTTCTTCAACGTATTTTGCAGGCATCGTACCGAAAACACCCTTTACCGCCCATCCTTTACTCCACTTTCCATCTAACTTTAGATGGATTGGATTTCCAGCAAAGGCCTTTTCCGTTGGTATCCAACCGACACGTGACGTGTTTTCCTTTACCAAGATGCATTGTGTATATGTGTCTGCGCGTTTCATTGTACCCCCGGAGAGAGTCGAACTCTCAGTCTCAACGCTTAAAAGGCGAGTGATTTACCAATTAACCTACGGAGGCGGATTTGTTCCATCCGTCCCCGAAGGAACGATGGATTATGTCTGTTTATGTTTACTCTGTTTCATTGGTCACTCCGTTTATCTTTGCTGCCTTACTAGGATTCGAACCTAGGCTACGAGTTTCAGAGACTCGCGTCCTGCCGGTTAGACGATAAGGCAATATTTGACTGAGCGTACCCCGGATTCTGCTTTATGGCGCGATTTCTCTTATGGCCTCAACCCGCGGTGTTAACGAATAAAGAGAACGTCTACTCTTCCGCTTGTTTGAGTTGCACACATACTTGTGGTACAATCGAATTTCTTCTCCCACTTTCTCTTCGTGTGTCCGGAGGTTTCTCTCGTCCCTTTCGGGGTGGAGCCGCACCTTCTCTTGTCAAATCACTTACAACCCTTTACCATATTTTCTCTCCACGGAATCATTCTCAAATTTCTTATCCCACCAATTATGGTAGGTTCTATTCCGTTCAAGAATCCTTTGTGTACACTGATAATGTGGTCAAGTTGATATGCACCTTTTACGCCTGCGTGACCACGTTTCTCAAAGTTCTTTAGTGGTGGATTCTCTCTTATTGACTTCTTTGTTTCGCACATTACTTCGGCAATATACTGCAATTTCTTTGGGTACATTATTCTGTACTCTTCTATCGAAGAAAATCCAGCACCTATTGCTTTCAATCGTTCTCTATGCGACTTTGATAATGACTTACCAAGTTTAGATTCTCGTAATCTTTTCTTGTGCATTTTTGAGAATCTAATTCCTATATGAGAACAACTCACACAAATTGTATTTTTCAAAACAGAGTGATTGTATGAACGTTTGTTCCGATGCACAATTTTCTTTTTACATTTTGGACACCTACGTACAAACATACATTCTCCATTTGATTCGTGCCGGTGAGTGGAATCGAACCACCAGGAAGGTGCTTATGAGACACCTGAACGTCCGCCGTTCACCACCGACATTCCGTGGTAGAGCAATCTACCACGGTGTACATCATCCCTTTTTGAGACGGACTTGCACCGCCGTTTTGACTTCATCGTTCAAATCCGCAGGTAGTTTCCAGTTTGGAAACTTTCGGCAATATCGGACGAGACGATTGACTTTGTGCTTAATCCAACGGTGTTCTGCAAGGTATCGCATATGCGAAGGACTTTTCTTGTTGCGTCCAACCTTGCGCGACGAACGTTTGATTTGTTGCGCTTGAGACTTACCCATATGACTATCACCCCCTTTAGGAATTGGGTTACTTAGTCATAGTAGTCTCCGTAAATGTGTCTCATATGTTCTCCCTTTGTTATTGGAGTTTGATTTTCTTTTTCCACTTAGGAATAGACTTCACGAAAGTGGATATGTAGAACTTTGCCCACATATCTGCGACTGTCTTTTCAGATAGTCCATTTCTGTGTTTGAACATATCATCTTGGAATTGGTGACGTTCCTTCTCGGACAACTTCAACCAATTCTGTATGTGTGCGCCAAAATCATCTTGCGCGAACTCTACTGCATCGAACGCAATCCGTACCGCAACGTGTTCACGGTGCGCAATTTCATCAACGGGAAGGGAGAAATACCAATCCCATATCTTTTTCTTGTATTCCTTTGGGAAGTCTTTCGGAAATCCGTGTTGTTCCCAAAATGTACAGTGGTCGCCTACCGTCACTTCAAACTCTTCGGGGAAGTGCGAACCACAAGTCTTACACATCGCTTTTGCCATTGTGTACCTTTCAATAAAGACGCGGTAAATTTTTGTTTGGCGTTTGAGGGTTTTTATCTTAGCAGGATAATCCTCGGTTGCCGGTTCCGACCGCGTTTGTAGCCGAGAAGGGAGTCGAACCCTTACGCCCTTGCGGACACTGGATTTTGAGTCCAGGTTGTCTACCAATTTCAACACTCGGCCGTCATTACTTTGTAGCGGAGAGGGGAGTCGAACCCCTAAACATTGCGTTCTAGGCGCAATAGGTTTGCCAATTTCCTTCACCCCGCCATAGAGTTGCATAACATAGTCGAAGGAGACACGCCTGCAGACGTTGCGACTCCCCACCATCCTATGCAACGAACTTCTTACATCATCTTACCGGCAACGAACTCTGAAATGACATTCGGTGTCGCGGTATCGAATCCAACCACGTCCAAAGAACCCAGGTCATTAGGGTCTGCAATGGAGATACCGTTCTTCGATGTATCCAAGTCAGGCGTCATTGCAGTTACAATCAACCTTGCATTGATACCCATTCCATTGCGGTACATCTGCAATGCTTGGAACGGTTTCACATCACCCGCCCACGTCTCGTTGTCCGTGTAGATTACGAACGCATCGAATTTCTTCTTCTCACCCAATGCGTACAACATCGGCAATGCACAATCCGTACCACCAAACTTCAAGTGACGGGTGTAGTTGCAAATGTCGTCCAATCTACGACGCGGTGAAATGTCCAATGGACTGATTGCACTTTGGTATCCGTAGTGCATTGAAGGACGCGAATACATACCAGCCGCAGTAAATCCAACGATTTCGTAATTCTTCTCCACACGTGCAGTTACCATCGCCATTGCTGCGGCAGCTTCACCCGCAAACAAGTTGGTCTTTGCAATCTTGGAATTTTCCATAAACATAGAACCACTCACATCAAGTGCAAGGAGTATTCTCATATTGGTCGGCATAACAAAACCGAACGCAAGATAGAACATTTCATCCAATGCATCAACGATGCGTGACACCACATTCCACGTTAAAGAACCTTTGAAACCGTGTCCACTCTTATAGGTATCAAGAGCAAACAAAATGTTCAATGGATGAACGCGACCCTTCGAAATCAACTCTGCGTTCAACAACTTCTCAATCACAAACTGCGTCTCTTCGGACGTTGCAGTAAGAATACCTTCCTTACTGAATCTTCCCAAGTTACGCACGATTGCCGTGATACCCATATTCGGCAATGCGGCTGCAAGAACTCTCTTCGTCTGTTTCTCCGTAGGAATCGCTTCCAATGGGAGAGAGTACTTCGTGACAAGAGAGATAACTTCTCCCTCTGTCAAGGCCTTCTTGACACCCTCATACGCCCAAATCATTGCGAGAGGGTCTTCCGGTGACACGTACACGCCGGAACCAAACTCAGGGCCAGTGGAAAGACCTGTCGGCTTACCAACTGCCCAACGGAGTGCGGAGTTTTTGTCGTGGTCGTCTGTCACTGGGTGACACACTCTCAATACGTCTTTGTGTGACCATCCATCACGTGACTGATACTTCACCAACTGATTCACCAAACTCTTCGGTGAACGATTGGTGTACCACTTTGCAAGTGCTCTCTTGAAACCACTTCCACTACCACGGAACTGCAACACGTAGTCAACGAAGTGGAACAAGTGCGTACCAATTCTGCACACCTTCTGCAAATTCTCCATTGCGTACATACGGACTTCTTGTGTTCCAAGTCCAGCACACATTGCGAGAACGAACTCTGCGGGGTCATTTTTTGGTGCGCGACCCGCATCAGAAATCTCGATGCACATATCCACGACTCTCTTACCATCTTCGCGGATACAGACCTCGACAATCTCTGCATTGTCTCTTGTGAGTTTCTTCTCACCGACATAATAGGTTCCACCTTCGGAACCCAAAATGAGGAATCTCTTCAACTGTTCCCACTTTGCAATCTTGAACACGTAACCGCCACCCGGATTTAGTGTTTCATCCTTGCCTGGTGTTCTCTGTGACTGTGGGGTAACTCTTGCGTTCATTGAACGCGCACTACTTCCATATACTTTTGACATAACACACCCTCCTGCTAAGGGAAAATGATTTTATGAAGAAGTCGCCTGACTTGTGGAACACCAGGCTGCACGACATTTATTTTTCTCACTCTTGCGAGTGGCCACCTAATGGAGTGGGACTCCGCGCTCCTCAGGAGGGATTCGAACCCCCGACCCTTCGGTTAACAGCCGATAGCGCTACCACTGAGCTACTGAGGAATAAAGACA